TCGGATGTTCAAAAACTTGAAAAACTTGGAATAAAACGCAAAGAAACGGTATCTATTCGGTGGGATGATCCTGACGCATATCCATTCTTTATAGAACCAAAAGACAAGATAATAATATATCTGCATCGCGGAACGCACGGAAGCCTGGATTTGATTCTTAGATATGCTGGGCATAGTTCGCGTGGGAAACAAGATGTGTTTGAACGTAATTATGAATTTAGACGTATGGATGGCGATCCTGGACTTATAGCAAAAAGAGACAAAGCATATGAGTGTTATTTTCACGGTCTAAATGCGAGCAGTCTTGAAGATGTTCGCAAGTATCTAGAAAAGCATAGAGAATATTTTAAAAAGCTTGATATTCGGGGCGGTGGCAACGACGATGAATCAAATGAACTTGCTGGTAGAATTTGGGTAGATGCAAATGTAGTAAGTTTTTGGAATGAAAAAGACAGGGTGATGCCATATATGAATCAAGTATATAGTTTCATGAAAAACTATAACATGAATCTTGAAACTGCATTGTATGAATTTATTGATAGTCGCGGAATTTATACATACAAAGAATTGACCGGTAATATTCCCGACGACAAAGAAAAATTGAGCCCAGAAGAAATACAGGCATTGAAAGCACAAAAACATTTCAAGAAAGATAAGGCAGATTATAGTCCAAGTTTTTGGAACAGGCAGGATAAAAAAGCAGCAAAAGGATTTGACTACCCAGCAAAAGCAACCGCAGCAATGCCAGCACTTGAAGGACATATCAAGCTGAAAGATTTGTTGAAAGAAAGCCCAGATACGGTGCTTAGTGTTGATGGAGAGTTCAAGATTGCGAAATATATGGATGGCGACGCTATAGCATTTTTTATTTATCCAAAATTTTCAGCAATCAATGAGGGTGGAGTACATACTGATATAATGGAAATTCTTCAATACGCTCACGAAAATATGGAGTATATTAAAGCCACTGAAGAAGATATGCGTGATTTTTATGATATGGTTTCTAATCGAGAAATTGAAATATCAGATTTTGAAGCTATGTTTGATTCTGTAAGTTCTGGTCCATTGGCAGATTTTATCAAATCTGGTAAAGTTCATGACGATGATGATCCTGGCGCATTTAGAGTAAAATCCGGTGGATTAGCTGGCAGATTATGGTATAGAAAAAAAATAATATCATTCTGGAACAACAAGGCTGAAGTGATTGAAAAATGGAACTACGTTGAAAGATTGTATAAGGATTTTCCAACCATACTTGGAAACATTGAAGAATATAAAGTTGATTGGCTTGACAGAGATGTTCGCAATGGTGGTCCACTTACGCCAGCAAGTTCAATAACTGCGGGAATGAAAACAGATGTTGGCCAAACCGATTTTCTGGATAAACTTACTGATGAAGCTCCGATTGATCCAGAAGAAATCAAAAGAATACAGCGTGAGCTTCATATGATGACGCCAAAAGAAAAGAAAGCGGCATTAGAAAAGCTTGGAGCAAAGAATACCAAGACTATAGACATCGCAAACAAACTTGGTATGAGTGTAGCAGAGTTCAATCACATAATGAATGTGAATGAAGCTAATACTTCCAACTAAATATTGTTCGTATCAATCCCTTTAAATAAAATGTGGGGTTTTTGCCTTTAGCAATACACACGCACAAGCATTTAAAATGTATATAACCATGTTGTATTCGGTCATTTACGCTAAACTTACTCACGGTCATTATAAATAGTAATTATTCTAATATTTTGTGCTTGATATTTTAAGATAGTATGGTAAGGTATATGAGTATGAATGATACATCTAACACATATACTATCAAGCGTGGTCGCGGTCGTCCCAAGAAGATCGTGACTGATGAAAATGGCGACGAAGTCCAGTATAAGAAGGTTGGTCTTCCCGGCATGATTGAGCCCAATGAGCATGACATTCGCGATGAACTGTCTTATCTGGACAGTTATAACTATTCTCGTTACAACGAATAACACAAAAACCAAAACATGAGTAATAATACGCTCGAACAAACTGAAACCACAATGTACGCTGTTTTTCGGAACAACGTCCGCGTCAGCGACTCGGAGTACGACTCCAAGTTGGATGCCCAGCGAGAGCTTGACTATTGGACGGGTATCATCAAGCGATACCCTGATGGCAGCAAGCTGGAAATCCGCCCCCTGAATCAGAAGAAGGCCCGAGTCTAATCATATGAATAACAATCAAGGTCTAAAACAGCGTATTCTGAGCGCAACTTCTGCGGATGAAGTGGAGAAGTTGCTTAACGAAGGAAAGAAGTACGAGTTTGCGAGCAAGAAGACTCGCAACTCGTGGGCAAGTGCGGCTCGTCGCAAGGCTGCTGGCGAGAAGTATGTCGCTGGCACGGCTGAAAAGCCCAAGAGCAAGAAGAAGGCTCGTCGAGCCCGCGTCTAAAACAAGGGGAGGGAAACCTCCCCTATTTTTTATGAAAAAACTGAAGAAACGAGAAAATCAACTGCTGAGTATGAGGCTTGATATTCTCAATCCCGTATTTGGTGAAATGTGGAATAGGTTTGAACCAATGGTATTTGACGACGACGCCGAATCTGTTGAGTTAGAAATCTATAACAATAACTTTAGAATCGTCGCTAATCCAGAAGTTTGGAAAAAATACAAGCACGATAAAAAGTTGTTTGTTATTTGCCACGAACTATGTCACGTAATGTTTGGTCATTGGCTTATAAATCCAAAGATGGACAGAGAGTGGTGTAATATCGCCCAAGATATACAGGTCAATCAGTTTTTGTTCAAATGGTATTTCAAGGAGAAGGATATTGGCAAAGATATGGCAACGGTGAAAACTGTTTTTAAGCATAAAGCTAAAATGGTTTATACCAACAAAGATTATACTTATTATTATGACATATTGATGAAATGCACATCCTAATATAATAAATGGGGTCCATTCATATATTTATTTGTATATATGGTGGATCCCATTGATAAATTTTTAGGTGAGGCAGAATTCACATTTGACACACTAAATGTGGACAATGCGTATGATATTTTCAATCAAAGTTATATAAAGTCAACAGGCAAGAGTTGGGATAAAGATAAGTTTGTTGAGCGAGCAAGAAACTGGACATTTTACGGAGATGAAAATGGATATGTTGCGGTAAGAGTTCAGAATAGTGGAATGGTCAAATTGGTTGGTGTAGCGGGTAGCCCAAAATCAATTTATAAGGGAATACAAGAAGTAAAGAACAAGTATTCTAATATGCCATTATGGGGAATGGTAAGTAAGGAAATAGCCAACCAGTCAGAGAAAATGGGATTCAAGGTGTTGAGGCTAAAGAACGATATAAGCGCCAAGATATTCTTGAAATTGATCAAAACTATTATTCCTTCCAGCGTGTTTGGCGGCGCAAAAATCAATGGAATAAACTCTGATGGAACAATTGGGTTTGAATATTCGGATGTAGGCGAGGCAAACAAAGTTTTGGTCGGAAATGAAATGTACTTTAATGGATTGAAGGAAAAAATAACAGCAAGCGACAAAGTTCCAGAGTTTGTAAAAAATAAGTTAGATCAACTGTTCTTGGATTCTGGATTGCTTTCTGAAAAGCGGCGTGGTGGAGAAAAAAATCCAAAAATCCCTTACACCGAAATGCTTGATAAGTATATGGACCGCGATGACATATACATCACATTTACTCATTTTATAAAGGCAGGTATAAATCCAAACAGTAGTTATGATACTCCGCTGGGTGTATATTGTTTTCCTTTGAAAAAAGCCGCCGAGTTTTATGGTAAAAAAAATGGAGTTATAAACTTTCCATTTGCGGCAGGAAGACCATATATTTTTATATTGAAAGAAAAAAATAATATAAAAAAGATTGATGTATCAAAGTATACAGCATCTGATGGCGAAAAGGACATCAATAAAATTATAGAAATATACAAGGATAAAGTTGAAAATATTGAGGAATTGCTAAGAAGGGCGAAAGCAGGCACAGACTTTCCAAAACTTGGAGTCGGTGTGTTTTGGTATTTCTGCAAGCTGGTAAGTGATGATCTTGGTGGAAAATCAACAGTAAACTGGAATAAAATTTTAAGAAAAGATCTTGGGTACGGGTTGGTCTTTGATGGAGGATACGGTGTTATTCATTCAAACGAACGATGTCAGGCATTTTTCACAGACAGTTCTAAATTTGAGATAATAAGTTATTTGGATAATCCAGATCCATCCGACCTTCCGAGCGAAGACGAATGGAAGGCTGAAAAATCAAAGAGAAAAGATAGAGGAAGAAGTTATAAAATAAATCTGGGAATAGTTGCGAACGATTTCAAGGCTGCGGAGGGATTTCTAAGAACTAGAAATACAACATCAGATGACTTGGGGGCTTTGTTGCAACTAACAAAAGACAAACAAAAGATGGTCGATCTTATTCTCAAAACAAAAAGAAATAGAATTGATTATTCCGACATACCCGTCTTGTTCTATTGGTCAACAAACAAGGAAAAGATTGAAAACGATATTCTTTCAATAAAAGGATCTTCACTCAGCGCGGGCGAAGCAGAATATATACTAGAGTTTGCCGTCGATAATAAAAAAACAATAGAAAAGATACTTTCAATTCCCGGCATCAAGCTGGATTATGCATTAATCAGAACTATATTTTATCAAAATAGATGGAACGAGGATATAGCCATACGAATAGCGAATATGAAAGGCGACAAGTTGACAGGAAATGATGTCGAAGAACTTTTTAGATCAAAAAAATCAGATAAATTAGCGAACACAATTTTTAATCTAAAAAAGAATTCATTGGATGCAGAGGTTGTAACGCCGTTGCTGTTGGGTTGTGTTGATGCGAAAAAAATGATTGACCAGATTGTTGAAACCGGTAACTCGGACTCAATGGATGATAGAAATGTGGAACTCGCTATTGCGAAATACCCAATCAAAGAAAGAGAATCTTTGGCTATCAAGCTTTTAAAATTGATTGGATCTAAGTTGACCGATTCTCAATTTGCTTATATTTTTTCAGGTATTCACGATGAAAAAAATATAAAAGCGGTCACGAACTATATAATAGATGTAAAAAATAACTCGTTGAGCCACGATATGATTGAAAATCTCTTGCGCTACGGTGTAGATCCTATTCGACTAATTCCAAAAATATTAAAAGTAAAAAAATTAACTGATTTGGATAAAAAAGCGATTGTAAAACATGCAAAAGATGTAAATCAAGTTATTGAAATGATTGGGGGAATATCTCCAAGCACGGTTGAGGGTATGGATATAGGTCTCACGAAAGATCCTCGCGGGTTGTTGAATTATGTTATAGAGAATGGAAAAAAATTTGATTACGCCACAATAAGTCTCGTGATACGTTTGGCAGACAGCAGCAAAGAAAGATTGCTTAATTTAAAGAAAATTAGTACAAAAGATCCAAGTATTTTTACAGATTATGGTACGTTTAACTTACTTGTATACTCTACGGAATATATGGATCCAGATGATAAAGAAGAAATGATGAATTATATTCTTGAGCATATAAAAAACAACTCGATTAATTTTACGGATGTTGGTACGGAGATAATAAATGTCAGTGGCGGCAAATATATAGAAAAATTTGTTGACGCAATGAATGCACGTTTAGAAATTTTGGGTATAAGGGAGGTTGATAATATACTTCAAAAATTACTAAATTTCGAAGACAGCGCCGCTATTCGTATTGTACAGAAAATATATAATTATAGTAAAATGGGCAGCGATCAATTTAGAATAGACGTAATAAATCGTATTTTTAAGAGTTTTCCAGAAGCAGACAAGTTCTTAACTCAGTTCTTAACTGAGCGTCATTTGAATTATAAACAGTATTTTAATTACCTATATTCTTGAGATATGCCTCACGAAGTAGAAATTACACAGCAGGAACTAAATACACTAAAAAGCCATGGTAGTGTTTATATTTGTCGTTCGTGCAAAGATAATAAGAATCAGATAGTATTATTAAAGTACAAAGCCGGTGGAATACATCAAGTATTTACCGGCTTTTGTTCTTATTGCGAAAGTTTGTTTGCTGGTTGTGGAACTTGTCAACAGAAAACTAAGAAATAGATACAGGATGCCATCTAGGAGGCTTATCTGGGCAAATAGAACTTGGCATATATAATTTTGCCACAGAGCATCCACACAGTTTGCATTTTCCCAACCCATTAAATGCTTCAGTATCCCAATTTGGGCAAGATAGGCATATAGATTTTCTTTGTTCAAATACTTCTGGTGGAACTTTGCTGAATTTGTCCTTTACGCTCCAGTCATATGCGGCCTTGGTCAGGCTTTTTGCCTTATCAATTAAATTTGGTTCTTTTTGTTCACTCATGATATTTATATGTAGTGTTTAATACCGAAAAACGACTTAATATACCGAAAGAATTTATACTTTTTGGACACAAATATAAAGTCCAAATAGAGCCCGATTTGTTTGAGAAAGAGGATTGTTATGGTTGTGCGGACGAAGACTTGAAATTAATACGTTTGCAGGGAGTTGGCGAAGTAAATAGAAAATATGAAGAAGATGGCGTGGTATATGAAGCCGTGGTCAAAATAACAGAAGAAACGGTGGCAGAAACATTTTTTCATGAAGTGATGCATATCATACTTGATGCAACAGGAGAAGAAACATTGTCTGAGAACGAGAAGTTTGTGAATATAATGGGAAAATCTTTGTTAGAGATATATTTATCTTCAGTATATGAAAAAGAATCCACGCAGTAAGTCTGGATCGAAGGCAAAGTCAAAAAATTCATACGAAGTCATAGAACTTCCGTCATCAAACACGGAAATGGAAAAGTATTTGGAAACGCATCGCCACGAGATCAACAGTCGCATATTGAATAACATTGAATATGGCATAAAAAACAGAATGCCAGTTGTTGAGATCTTCAGTTTCAAAAATTCAAATTTTGTGGTACTGATGAATCAAAAAGATTTTAGGGAAAACATTCAAAACATCATTGAGTTTTCAAAAAAACACGATGATTTTGAAACTTGCCGCCAGGCAAAACAGGTTATGCAAAAGTTGGACATGATGTCCGTCTTTTTTGAATACAAAAAAACAAAATAATATGTCAAAGAAAAAACGCCTACTGAACAAGAAAAAGCACAACGATATAGAAAATAACAATAACCATCAACAACCACAAATAAAACACGATAAAAGTCCAGTAGTGCATCAAAGAGGAAAAATAGAACATCACCTAAGAATATTAGACAGAGAACTGACCGAAAAACAAAAGAAATTTATAGAATTAGCGTTAGATAAAAAAGTAAAAATGTTATTGGTTTCTGGACCAGCAGGTTCAACAAAAACATATCTATCTGTATTAGCGGCGTTGCTGCTAATGAACGAAAAGAAAGTAAGTGACTTACTTTATGTTCGTAGCATCGTAGAAAGTGCTGATACAAAAATGGGAACATTACCCGGCGAAGCAGATGACAAGTTGAGTCCATATAAACGTCCACTGATTGATAAACTGGATGAACTATTGCCGCGAGAAGATATACAATATCTAATAAAAGATGAAAGAATAGAAGGATTGCCAGTTGGATATTTGCGTGGGCTAAACTGGAATGCTAAGGCAGTTATTGGCGATGAAATGCAGAACTGCACAAAAAAGGAACTAATAACTCTTATGACCAGAGCAGGCGAGTTTAGCAAGATATTCTTGTGCGGAGATCCTCAACAATCAGACATAAATGGAAGAAGTGGATTTCAGGCAATATTCAACTTATTCAATGACGATGACAGCAAAGAGCACGGTATATATACGTTTGAATTCAATGAAGACGACATATTACGCAGTGCCCTAGTAAAGTTCATTGTAAAAAAAGTAAAAAATCTAGGGTAATATAATAACTTCCCTATAAAGTATAAAATCATATATATTTTTGGGTATGCCTTGATATTTATAATCAAACGATATTTTTATTATGGCCAACCAGAAAACAACTGAACTACGCACACTTACTTCAACAAATGTAGCAAATGGCGACTGGCTTCCTATTGTAGATGTTAGTGAATTAACAAGTCCTACTGGGGAAACAAAGAAAATTTCGGCGGCAGATTTGGCCGAATATGTTGTTTCTGGTGGGTTTGCTAACTTTGCAGTGCCGCAGCACGGTTATCAAAGTTCTAACGGATTATCTTTTGCGGCTAATTATGCTCCATTGGATGAATTAAGCATGTATTGCTACGGAAAAGCAAATGACTTGGGAAATAATTTTTCTTTGACCGTTAAAGCATTTATACCATCGGACGCACTTTTAAACGACACGGGTAGTAGAGTTTTATTTGGCGTAGGTTCGCAAGTAGTAGGAATGGCAGACTATGGTAGCAGAGCATACATCGGTGTAAAATCAAGTAGTTTGATTGGATACGTAAATGATGGTACAACGGAAAAAATAATAGAATACCCAGATTTTATAAAATTATATCCGGACAGAGCATTTGAAGCCACGATAACAAAAGAAAATAGTGGCACATTTAGATTTTATATAAATTCCGCTTTAGTCGGTACGTTGTCTGGTGCGCCAAGTTATATCAGCAGTTCGTTTACTACTATGGGAAATGGGCAGAGCGGAAGTCATTGGAACATCAACTCTGTCATTTATGAAGGACATGTATTCAACGCCGCATTGAGTGGAACAAAAGTGACTCAAAATTATTATGGTGGAGTACGAAACAACGACGCCTCGCTGGTTTCTTCATATAGACCAGAGAACCTTAATCCAGGTCCAACACAATGGCTAGATTCTATTGGAGACAATCATCTATTGATACCAAGAGAAGGCGCAGAAGCAACAAGTCCTACCAAGGAGTTTGGTCTAATATTCTTCAGCGATGGAACTTCTGGTTATTTGGGGAATGGAACGCAAAGAAATGTTCTACCGGAAAATTACGTAATAACCGATTGTTTTGTATACTCTCCGGGTCAACCATTGTTTTCTATAGGATCTACAGCGGATGTAGCGGTAGAGGGAGATAGTGGAATATATTCATTCAATAATAACAGAGTTCCACTGGTAAGTGCATCTTATGGCAGAAGCGTATTGCCATTACTGGAACTTGGTGTAGCACATACGGATAGAAGCTTGTATGTATTTTATAGTGCCAGTGCTGCTCCGTGTACGTTCAGTTTCCAAGGATATACATCAAAGTATGGAGCAATAAATTATATTCCACCTTCGCCTACGCCAACTCCTACACCTACTGTAACAATAACACCTTCTCCGATGCCGCCGACGCCAACTCCTACGCAAACGGGAACTCCTACTCCGACACCTCCATTGCCGCCGGGTATTTATCTCAGCGCAAACAGTTTCAGAGAAGACGACTCTCCTACAGTATTTACTACGAATTCTACAATAACATCACTGACTCGATGGAAGTTAAGAGTAAAAGCAACAGAATTGACGGACGTTGCTCCAAACTTGGCATTAGAGCAAAGAGCAGATGTGTTTAATACTAACTATGTTCCAATAGACGTTCCTCCAGTTGGATTGTATACTACAGATTTGTATTATGTTGAATACGGAGATACACCAGACATTTATGGAAATTACCCTGTAATATCGGTGAATGGTGGTGCACCATTTACAACAATTACGATGAGCATAGCGACAGCTTCTACGTTCTCTCCTCCACCATTTCCTGGCAGCGACGTGTATTTGTCTAATACAACGTATTCTTTAAACAATCCGCCATACGTTTATACAGGAAATTCATCTGTACTAAGTTCATTCAGGTATAGATTGAGATGTAAGATTTCTGGTAATACAGGAAACGAATTGGCCAGCGCATTTAACTCAAATTCACAGCAAAGAACCGTAGCATTCAATAATAATTACTCGGAAATATTTCCACCGGCAGTTGGGGTGTGGCCAGCCGAACTTTATTGGGTAACATATAATAGTTCTTATAATCCAACGGTACAACCAACGCCCTGGTCCGTGGTAACAATGTCTATAGCAACTGCGTCCGGATTTACTCCAGTGACTGCACCTGCTTATACCGCATCTGGACATCCAAATGTATATTTGAGTACTACCACGGGGTCATCCACCACATTCTCGTATAACAATCCTCCATATATTTATACAACGGATCCTACGGTTTTGGCGGCAACCGCTACGGGTTCTTATAGATTGAGATGTAAAGCACTTTACTGGGACGGCTCGGCTTGGCAATCTTTGCCCGGTGGAACTGAACAGAGAGCAGTTGGATGGAACAATCAATATGGTAAAATATTGCCTCCGTCTCCCGGCATATATAGATTCCAATTATACTGGATAAAATATCCAACTGGCGTATTTGCTTCTTCTGGTACCGTGTACCCAGGTTCATTTTACGAAGTAGACGTAACTATTACTCCATAAAAAATGAGAAGAAGCATTCCACCCAGAGGAAATCCAGAAAAATCCGTGTTCGGTATAATTGGTTCATTGCTCGGATCGGACAATGGAAATTTATATATAAAATACAAAGATGATAGCAGAAATATTGGATGGACATATGTTGGTCAAGATAATAGTACATTGACTCCGACACCTACTCCAACACCCACTCCATCTGCCACGGTTCCATTATCTCCAACTCCATCTTCTACTACTACTCCTACTCCGAGTATAACAAGTACTGTTACTCCAACCATAACCGTAACCCCGACAATATCTGTGACTCCGACCAGAACTCCAACTGTCACCCCAAGTTCGAGTGAACCGGAATTTTCTATATAATTTATGCAAGAAAAAATTGTTATTCACGGAAATCCAAATTCTTCCGTTTTTGGTCTGCAAGGAAATGACATAACAACGGATGATGGAAAATTATACGTAAAAGTTTCGGATGATAGCAAAAACATTGGATGGAAAGAAATACCACCCACTCCAACTCCAACACAAACGGTGTCTATTACACCATCTAAAACTCCAATTGTGTCAAGAACTCCATCTCCACAACCTTCTGCGTTTCCTACTGCCACGCCTACAATTTCAATCACTCCAACGATAACTCCAACCTCCGCGATGGGTAGTTCGAGAACACCTACCCCGACGCCAACAAGCACGCCATTTAAAACGGAAATTCAATATACAATCGTTGCAAATGGAAACGGAACGGTATCAAGAATAGATGGAGACAGTCCAACTGGGCAGATAACAAATGACGGAACTGGAGAAATGCAGCTACAAGCAATTCCCGCAGCCAACTCCCATTTAATAAATTGGACTGCACCAGAAGAGGTGGTATTATCTAACCCACGCTTGTTTAATCCAGTTGCAACGGGGTTTGCAACATTTGATAATGTTGTAATTACCGCAAATTTTGGCAATGGATTGCTGCCTACAAAACAAATTGATGCTGTTGCTGGTATTAATGGAGTAATAGAATTTTATTACATTAACCAAGTTGGAGAGGAACAATATTTCATACTTATTAATCGTGTACCTGGCGGAACATACACCAATTTAACATGCGGTTATATTATAACTAGGAACGCATCGGGTACAGCATATTTATCTGCAAGATCTTGTTAAAATTATTTATTATATCTTGTATATATACAAGAATATAGTAAATTAAATGTTATATGAGTTCTAATGGAAAAATCTTCATACAAATAGCGGCCTATCGTGATCCTCAACTAGTTCCTACAATAAAGGACTGCATAGCAAATGCAAAGCATCCAGAAAATCTTGTTTTTTGTATTGCTTGGCAACATTCACCGGAAGAAAAAATTGACGAGATCAAAGATCTTCCAAGTGTAAAAATTATTGATATTCCATATATGGAAAGTAAAGGTGCTTGTTGGGCACGTAATCAAATACAACAGCGGTATGAAGATGAAGAATATACATTGCAATTAGATTCACATCATCGTTTTGTTAAAGACTGGGACGAAGTGATTATTGGAATGTATAAACAACTGCAAAAAATGGGACACAAGAAGCCATTACTTACTGGATATATTCCTTCGTTTGATCCAGACAAAGATCCGGAAGCAAGAGTACAAACTCCTTGGAGAATGGATTTTGATAGATTTATTCCAGAAGGTGCTGTATTCTTTTTGCCAGCTTCTATAGATAACTGGAAAGAACTTTCCGCTCCTGTTCCGGCTAGGTTTTATTCTGCACATTTTGCATTTACAACCGGAAAGTTTTGTAAAGAAGTTCCACATGATCCTGAATATTATTTTCACGGTGAAGAGATAAGTATTGCAGTGCGTGCATTTACTTGGGGATATGATTTGTTTCATCCACACGGGTTAGTTGCTTGGCACGAATATACTCGTAAAGGAAGAACAAAGCATTGGGACGACCACGGTGCGGGAAATACCAGTAAAATTCCAGACAAAAAAGATTGGGGAGAAAGAAATCATTTGTGCCATCGACGCAATCGTATATTGTTCTCTATGGATGGCGAAAAACACGAAACCATAAAATGGGGCAAATATGGATTTGGAAAAGTCAGAACGTTGAGAGATTATGAAAAGTATGCAGGGTTACATTTTGGAAAACGTGCGGTTCAACAAGAAACAATAGACAAAGCATACCCTCCCAACAAATATCACAAATACAAAACTGAAAAAGAATGGGAAGATTCATTCTTGCAAATATTCAAGCATTGTATAGATCTACCGATTAACGGGTTTAAACTGGATGATTATGATTTTTGGTGCGTTGCGTTTGAGCGAGAAGATAACTCGGTGATACATAGACAAGATGCGGACAAAGCCGAAATAGACAGATTATTGAAAGAAGCAAGAGATCCAAAAGGAGATAAATATATCAAGCTTTGGAGAACATTCAACACATCAGAAAAGCCGCATCATTGGGTTGTGTGGCCACATAGTCAATCTAAGAACTGGGGAGATAGAATTGTTGGACATCTATGATCACATTTTACAATAAAAAAGTAGCGGATGGTGGGTTTTATATCAATATGGATCATCGCACTGATCGCAAGAAGCAATGTGAAGACCAATTTGCTAAGTTTGAAATTTCTGGTATGGAAAGGATGCCGGGAATAGTAAAAGGTGAGTATGCGGGATGTGGAGAAGCGCACAAAGAAATTGTACGCATTGCCATATCTCGTGGATGGAAATCTGTGTTTATATGTGAAGATGATTTTTATGTGATGGATCCACCATCCACTGGAATTGGAGATTATCATTTGCCATACAAAGACACCGTTTTGAAATTTTTGGAGCAATCCGAAAAAATAAATTGGGATGCAATGTTTTTTGGTACAATATTACATTCTCCGTTGGTAAAATTGGACGAAAATGTAGGAAAGATTCAATCTGCCAAATCGGCGCACGCGCTGGTCGTAAAAGAAAGTATGTACCAAGATATTCTTAATTGGTCATATGAAAAGTATGATCAATTGGATCATTATTATTATACGACTCTGCAAAAAACCAGAAATTTCATATCCTCGTATCCAATTCTTATAAATCACGGATGGCCCGTTGAAGATTTTTCCGATCTACTAAAGAGAAAAACTACATATCATTATTATACAACGTCCACCTATGCGGAATTTGCAACCGAATTTAGAAAATGAAAACAGTTTCAATCCACGGCTCCCACAACGGTGCAATAGCATTTAATATAGGCGATAAAATTTATGTAGTTGAAGCAGAAAGATTCAACGGATATAAAAATTCTGGAATTAGTCAGTATAAATCTATTCCAGTCGGAGACATACACGTAAAGCAAATATGTGAATATATCAAGCGTAGATATGGAATAGAAATGTTTGATACCTGTGTCACCAGCTATTCTCATTCAGTTAATGTAATAAACGGCGAAAGCATATATGTAAAATACGAAGACAATATTCCACACAAGCAGCCATTACACGATTTAACTCACCATTATTTGCATACGGTTGGAACATATTATCAATCGCCATATGAAAAAATGGTAATAATATCATTTGACGGCGGTGGAAATGATGGATTTTTCAACGGATATGCGTGTGAAAGCAAACAGCAGCCACCAAAATTGTTGTTTTCTGCTGAATATGATATGGGTGCATATATGACTTTTGGTCACTATCTGAAACCAATAAGACAAGAATCTGGGTTTGATGATGGCAATCTTGTGTATAGCGGAAAATTGATGGGATTGTGTGGGTATGGAACCATAAGAACAGAATGGCTTAATGCCTTCAAGGATTTTTATAAAATCAAGGTATACACAAAAAACATACAGGAAAAAATCGCAGAGCTAAGTGCAAAAACGGGAATAATTTTTAGTGCAAAAGATAGAATTGATGGTCAAATGGCATATGATATTGCCGCCACTTCACAAAAGGCATTTGAAGATGTATTTTTTGAAGTTGTTGATGAACATATCAAGAAATACCCAGATTATGCAATAGGAATGACGGGTGGGTGTGCACTTAATGTATTGCTAAACACGGAAATAAAAAAGAGATACAACAGAAATATGTTTATTCCACCTAACCCAAGTGATTGTGGGTTGGCAGCGGGAGGAATTCTTCATGTATTAAAACCAGAAAAGCCCGTTGAATTAATTTACTCCGGTATGCCGCTTTTGGATATAGATTCTATTGGATATTACATTTACGAGCATTCGTATACGTGCGATATAACTCACGATGTAAATCTTGATACACTTGCCAAATATATTTGCGACGGAAAGATTGTTGGTGTCGCACGAGGAAATGCCGAACACGGGCCACGAGCGTTGGGGAACAGAAGTATCATATGCGATCCAAGCTTTCCTCAAATGAAAGACATACTAAACGCGAAAGTTAAAAACAGAGAATGGTATAGACCGTTTGCTCCCGTAGTGAGATATGAGGACGCGGACCAATACTTCGAAATGCTACAAGAATCTCCTTATATGAGCTTTGCGTTCAAAGTAAGAACTGAGTATAAGGAAAAACTAAAATCAATAACACACGTAGATGAAACTGCAAGAGTGCAGACCTTGCGAAGAGAAGTAAATCCGTGGTTATATGATTTAATTGGAGAAGTCAAAAAAATAAATGGCATTGGCGTGCTTCTTAATACAAGCTTTAATGTAAATGGTAAGCCAGTATTGTCCACCATCAAAGAAGCATTTAACGTGTTTGATAATACTCGCATGGATGGGTTAATTGTGGAAAATGTATTTATAAAAAAACGTTGATATGAACTATAATACAACATTGGTGACAGGACTATTTGATTTGAAGCGTGGAGAAATGGATACTGGATTCAAGCGTCCATTTAGTCAATATCTTCAGCACTTTGATAAACTATTGCGTGCGTGTAAAAACACACCGATATTAGTGTATGTGGATGAGTCGCACGTCGATTTTGTCTTAAAAGCAAGAGAAGGGTCCGTTGGCACAGACGTTCGTACTAAAAAACCCGAAGATTTCAGAACGTGGTTTAGTCTGTATGATAAAGTAAATAAAATACGTCAAGATCCCAATTGGTACAATCAAGTAGGATGGCTGGCAGAGTCAACGCAAGCAAAACTTGAATTATATAACCCGCTTGTAATGAGCAAGATGTTCTTGTTAAACGACGCAGCAATTTTCAACCCGTTTGATTCTGAAAATTATTGCTGGATAGATGCTGGCCTTACCCAGACGGTGCATCCTGGCTATTTTAGTCACGACAACGTGATTCAAAAATTAGAGCCGATGTTGAAGAAGTTCTTGTTCGTTTGCTATCCATACGAAACAACCAGCGAGATACACGGCTTCAAGATTGATGCAATGAACAGATACGCAAACGCAAAAGTAAACCGTGTTGCGCGAGGAGGATTTTTTGGCGGAAACAAGAAAGTATTATCACAGATAAATGGAATATACTATAATCTTCTAAACAATACGTTGAGTGAAGGATATATGGGCACAGAAGAAAGTATTTTCACGCTTATTACATACCTTTGCCCAGAATTGACCAATATAGAAATGATAGAAGGAAACGGGCTGGTTTCAACATTTTTTGAAAGAGTAAAGCAGATGCCAGTTCCGAAGTATGAAATAAGCATACCAAAACAAGACGTTCCAGAGGATATTGAGTATTTTCAAAGCGAAGAAGAAGTTGCCATGAACAAGTCGGGCAAGGGAGTAAACTTGTATATCACCTGCTTTAATTTGCCACAGCAACTATTGCTATTGATAGATAGTATGGAAAAATATAATCCAGAATTGTTGCGTATAAACAACAAATATCTTATAGATAATAGCACGGACGAAACAACCAAACCAGCATTTGATGATATTGCCAAGAAGTATGGATTTGAATTGATACGTAAAGGAAATATGGGCGTATGCGGAGCACGTCAGTGGGCAGCACAGCATTTTCACGATAGTGGGTCAAAATATATCATATGGTTTGAAGATGATATGCTTATGCAGGATAAGAATGTGTTATGTAAAAATGGACTGAATATGCATATAGACAACTGGGTGGATAAATGCATCAATATCGTTGAAGAAGAAAAATTGGACTTTATAAAAATTTCATTCAGTGAATTTTTTGGCGATCATCACAAGCAATGGGCATGGCACAATGTGCCACAGAATGTAAAAAACAAATATTTCCCAGATGGTACACATAGAATGAAATGGAAAAATTCAGGCTGCATAGATGGCGTAAGTTATTTGATTGGCGATGTATATTATAGCAATTGGCCAAGTGTGATGACAAAGGCGGGAAATTATAAGGTATTTCTTGAAACGGTATATGCTTCTCCGTTTGAGCAAACTATCATGAGCCACGCATATCAAACAATGAAAAAAGGAAGACTGCGTAGTGCAGTACTTATGGCATCATTAGTAAATCATAATAGAGTGTATCATTACTCCAAAGAAATACGAAAAGAGTGTTGATTTATTATAAATTGACGATTCTGATTTAGATGCTATGTTGTATTCATATCATTTATGAATAAAACACTACATACAGGTTCAGATTTGACAGAAAATCAAGTTCAGGAAAATTACGAATACTTTCTTGAATTTTTGAAGGAAAAGTTTAGCGGAGATAGACTTGAAAAGTTGTTGAATATGTACGCCGAGAATAATCTTGGATTACAACTGGCAACTGCCCCCGCTTCTGGAAAAAAGAATTATCATAATGCTTATATCGGAGGATATATTCATCACGTACTTGATGTAGAACGTGCAAGTCGCGGAGTGCAGAAGCTTTATGAAACTCTTGGCGGCGAGATTGATTATACAGAAGAGGAGCGTATTATGGCGGCACTTCACCACGATTTGGGGAAACTTGGCGATGAAACTGGGCCATATTATATTCCCAATACAGACGAATGGTCCATGAATAAGCAGGGATTGCTCTTTAAGAATAACACAAAAAATCAGTTCTGGAGAGTTACGGATAGAGCATTATACAATCTACAGCGGTTTGGTATTGTGCTTACTTGGAAAGAAACATTGGCGATCAAGTTGTCTGATGGAATGTATGATGAAGCGGCTGAATTTTATCTGAAGACTTATGACCCAGAAAAGGGTCTAAAGAACAATCTTGCTCGTCTTATTCACGTTGCAGACTATATGGCCTGCAACGCTGAACACGACGTTGCGAAGCGAGAAAGTTGAGACACCTAGTCTCAAGCGTGTGACAAAACGGAGCACCAGTTTGGTGCTCTTTTTTGTGTCTTCATAGGTAAACAGTGTGACAAAGCAGTTGGCACGCAGTTTGCATATATATGTGCCATCGGTGCCCATAACGGGGCCGATATAAACAAAGGATACAAACATATGAGTACACTAAGCAGATATACACGGGATGAGTTTCTCACCCCATTTGATCGTCTATTTGACGATGTTTTCAACAGTTTCGGCGTAACACCTTACGCTGGATCTTATACCAAGCACAGTTACCCAAAAGTAGATGTTGTTGAATATGATGACAAGTATGTTCTTGAAGCGGATGTTGCTGGATTAAGCAAGGAAGATGTTTCTGTAGATCTTGAAGGCGACACGCTTGTAATACGAGGAGGTAAAAAAACTAACAATGAAAACACAACTAAAGGAAAGTACCTATATAAAGAAATTAAGCGTTCTAGTTTCACACGCTCGTTCAGCGTGGGCGAAGGCATTGACAAAAATAAGATCAAAGCCGACTTCACAAACGGAACAATAAAAGTTGATCTTCCTAAACTGAAGATTGAGGAGCAAAGACCAAAGACACACAAACTGTTATAATGCCCTTGACAAATATACACCAGTATATAGTCTAATGAAAGTGGTTATGGTTGTCAGTGGCTCCACAAACTGACTGGTGGAGGGTGGTTTCCAATCACCCCTAAAGCCCCGCATTTTTGCGGGGCTTTTTATTATCTTGACAAAAATGCTGCCTACCATCAATATAGGCAAAAATGAAGAACTATATCAAGATACTTTTTTATATACTTGCATTATGCAGTATGGCATATGCTCAAGACGTTAGTCCGGTTGCTAAAGTTGGTCAGACTGTTACTTTTGATGCTACCGCCAGCGGAACACCCCCGTTTACATATCAGTGGAAAAAAGGAGGAACGAATATTGCCGGTGCAACATCTATATCGTATGTGCTGGCGAATGTTACAATATCGGATGCTGCCGCATATACCGTAGAAGTTAGTAACTCGTTAGGAAGTAGTCTTTCAAATATTGCAAATTTAAGTGTTGTCAATCCGCCGGTTTTTACACTACAACCAGTTGCTACTAACGCATCTGTCGGCCAATCTTTTACACTATCATCTCTTGCCACGGGCGACTCTCCACCAACATATCAATGGTTTAAAAATAATGTCGCTATATCAGGTGCAACATCTGCTACATATACAGTATCATCGGCAGTTCTTGCTGACGCGGGCACATACAAAGTATCAGCAAGTAATACTGTTAGCGGAACGGTAGTGTCTACGGACAGTAATGCAGTGGCAGTTACTGTCATAGAAGTTTTGGTGCCGCCCACATTTACTACGCAACCCGTCGCCGCAACAGTAAATCTTACACAGTCATTTACACTATCGGCATTAGCGACCGGCACTCCAACTCCAACATACCAATGGTATAAAGACAACGTCGCTATAACTGGAGCAACATCTACATCATATACCGTAAGTTCTGCTGTTAGTGCCAATGGCGGCGATTATAAGGTTGTTGCCACCAATACACTAAACGGAGCATCCAGTTCAGTTGATAGTAATATAGTAACAGTAACCGTAGTTAGAACCCTTGCGGCACCAGTATTTACTGCTCAACCATCCTCCGTGACCATTGATCTCAATCAATCATTTACATTATCTGGGTTGGCTACTGGTACACCAACTCCAACATATCAATGGTACAAAGATGATGTTATTATAACAGGAGCAACTTCTAGATCATATACTGTGAGTGCCGCTGCCAGTGTAGACTCTGGTGCGTATAAACTTAGAGCAACCAGTACTATAGATGGTGTATCCAGTTTTACAGACAGCAACACAGCAACAGTAAACGTTGTTAGAACATTAAAGGCACCTATCTTTACCGTTCAGCCTGTTGCTACAAGTGTTGAGTTTGGAAATACACTTACACTATCATCCTTCGCATCAGTATCGGTGTATTATTATACTGTTGGTACAGACAACAATATTTATGAAATTAGCGATACTGGAACAAAGAGGGCTGTGCGAGATGTGTCTACTCTTGTAGGTGCAACATCAACAAACGCAATAAACGGAATAGCGTTTGATACTACCCGAGGTCAAGTATTTTTTGCGGCACCCAATCCGAGTGGAAGTGGTCTGGCGTCTTTGTGGTATTGGAACCAAGCTGCCAATTCTACACCAGTCAATTTGGGGCAATTGACCACCAGCCGACCAGACAACGGAGCATATTGGAATAATGCTTATTGGTATATTATGCCGGGTACACATATGCTGGTGCGAGTCGCATTACAATATGACGGATCAGGAACCCCTACAATGGTTTCTAATGGCATTTCGTCCGCTACGCTCACGGGCGGCATACCTACAACAAACAACAATTATATTGGAGACATAGCCATTACTAGTAATGGTACATTATATGCCACTACTTCCAACGGTTCTATGTTTTATAATCTGACTCTGCCGTCTGGTCCGTTAAGTGGTACTATAGCTGCCACGAATATAGGCACAGTTGGTTCTCCGATAATAGGTAGGCTTCAGATCACCTTCGGTCCAGCCGGTTCAACGTTGTATGGTCAATCCTTTGATAATGGTCAGTGGTATACAGTAAACACAGCCAACGGTATATTAACACCACTATCATTCAGTACGCTCATTAATGGAGGAACGACTGGATTTCAGGATGTAAGCGGCGTGTCCGCAACGCCTGCCCCGCCTGTTACAGATTCTGGAGCAGGTACAATATCATATCAATGGTATAGAAATAATGTGGCTATATCTGGTGCTACATCATCGACATACACCGTATCACCAGTCGTAATAGATACTGGTGGAACATACAAAGTTGTCGCCACACGTACCTTTGATGGAATGACTAGTTCAACGGATAGTAGTTCAGCACTTGTTAATGTTACAGGTATTTCAGCACCAAGTAATGTAAGAATCATCATACGTTATGGTCCATAATACAACTTCGGGGGTTGTTTTTTTATACGATTGACAACCTTAGTTTTTATGGTATAGTGTTTTCATGGATCTTGGTTTTCATAACATAAACGGGTTAGAAATGCTCAAACAGATTGACAGCAAGTCTGTTGATCTTGTATTGACCGACCCGCCTTATATTATCTCCAAGAAAACTGGCATGGATGCTTTGTTCAATGCCGATGATGCCACTAAAGACAAGGCGAAGTATGGCAGCAAGTATGCTATACAAACAGACTATGGTGAATGGGATAGCAACTTTACTTTGGAAAATCTCGAAGAGTTTATCAAGGAGTTTAGCCGTGTATTGAAGAATGGTGGTTCGTGTATCATCTTCTTTGATCTTTGGAAGATTGAGACATTAAGCAAGCTGCTTGAAAAGCACAAGTTTGGTAAGCTGCGTTTTATTGAATGGGTAAAAACCAATCCTGTTCCTATCAATTCCAAGGCAACATATCTTAGTAATGCCCGTGAAATCGCCATTTCTTGTGTAAAGGGAGGCAAGGCTACATTCAACTCCGAGTACGATAATGGTATTTATAAGTATCCTATTTATCAGGGCAAGCGTGAGATTGATCGTATTCATCCTACTCAAAAGTCGCTTGAACTGTTTGAGGATCTTATTAAGAAGCATACTAATGAAGGCGGCGTTGTAGTTGATCCATTTGGCGGCTCTGCGACAACATATATTGCTTGCCAGCATCTAAACAGAAAGTGTTATAGTTCTGAAATTAGTAATGATTATTACGCAAAGTGCCAGACACGAATAAAATGGCACGAAGATAATAAAACTGCAAAAACGGCAGAGTTTTTTGATTCGGTCAGTTGATATATAAACTCAGATAAAATCTGGGTTTTTTTGTTTTTGATATATATTTATTATTATAACCTATTATAATATGAAAAAAAGCGAACTAAAACGGTTGATTAAAGAAGTCGTCGAAGAAGTATATTCTCAACAAGATGAAGGTATCATGGATTTTCTCAAAGATCCTACCGGAAAAAAAAGAGCCCGTGCAAAGGCGGAAAAAGAAAGAGGAGAAAAAGAAACCAGAGACAATAGGAGAAGAGAGGAAAACAATAAAATATTCGCAAGAAATGAAAAGCGATTGGATGCAATTATAGAAGGTATGAGAGCAGGATGTGCTTATTATTCAAGAGAGGAGGATAATGTTGACACTCGTATTCGAAGGGCACAGGACGATCTGCGTCAGGCGGGGGGATACGAGGAGCATGGAATATGGGAGCCCAACAAGAGGTCGCAATACGGAGATCGACGTGGTGACGATGCCGTATCGGCTTATGACGATGATGTAAGTTCCCTAAGAGCCCAGAAAAAAGAATGGCAAGAAAAGTATAAAGAATGTCAAGAGTTAACGGACAGAGTCCGTCAAATTAGCAATCGAACTGGCTACTATATATCTGGGAAACGCAGTGCAAAAGAATTAGACGAAGACATTAAATTCCTGCAAAGATCTGAAAAAATTCAAACAACTATATATCTCGCAAACCGCCATAAAGATATGTTTTATGAAGACACGAAAAAAAAGGCCGAGGAAGGATACAAGGCATATCATGAGTTGGAAAACTATATAACGTAATAATAAAACCAAAATGGTAAATAACCCCGAACTATAAAAAGTTCGGGGTTTTCTTTTTAATATATATGATATTTATTATAACATGAATATCTTAGCATTTTTAGTATTATTAAGCGGTATTGCCATATCAATCTGTGGTGCTTATTTTAGCATCATAGGATTGAAGCTGCTTTTTGTTGGCGGCGGGTTGTCTATTATTATAATGGGAACTGCCCTTGAAGTTGGTAAAATTATTACTGCCACGTTTCTAAAACAAAAGTGGAAAGAAATAGGATGGTGGATGAAATCATATATGTTGCTTGCCACATTGTTTCTGATGGGCATAACTTCCATTGGTATATATGGATATTTGAGTGCTGGATACACGGCAACATCTATTGCCGTTCAAGGATACGAACAAAACATAGAATCTAATAATACCAAGATAGCAGAGTTTGAGAAAGAAATAGAAACTATCAAGAAGTCTGATTATAACTCAGAAGAAATAGCGGGCATTGATGCTAACAGAAAAAAGTTCATAGAACAAAAACTTCAAGTTGTAGCACAAAAAAATCAGCAGATAGAAAGCATTCGTAAATCAGCAAATACAACACAGGATGCTTCAGCAGATATAGCAGCGGCAAAACAAGCTCTTGAAATATCAAAATCTTCAACTGATACTGATATAGCCAGAGAGCTTGAGCAGATAAAACTATTCAATGCCAGATTGGAAATATTGGATAAAGAAGTTCAGAAATGGATGGACCAAGGCACAGGTGGTTTGTTTGGTAAAAATGGACTAAACCAAGCCAGAGTTGTAAAAGAAGGTCAAGCAAAAGAACGTGCTGAAATAGATGAAAAGATAAAATCATCTCAAGACAGAATAACCAAACTGCGTGAGCAATATGCGTCGCAGATGAAAGAGTATAATGACCGTGTAGCAGTAATAGAAACTAGAAGCAAAGGTCAGCGTGGAGATATAGAAGCAAACATCAAGAAACTTGAAAAGGATATTGAAGAAATAATGGCGTCCATAGACGCATACAACAAAGAGTCTGACAATAAAGTATCATCGCTAAACAGCAAAAAGGATGAATTAGCAGAAGCCGGAAAGAAAAAGGTAATAGAATATCAAAACGAAATACAAGCATTACGTAATCAAAACACAGATTATAAAGACAAGATAGTAAAAACAGATGTAGGCACATTCAAGTTTATTGCCAAGAGCCTTGGCGTACCATTAGATACAGCAGTAAACTATTTCATATGGTCTATCATGCTTGTGTTTGACCCGCTGGCGGTGTGTTTGATTCTAGCGTATAATACATTAGTAGGAAAAAAGAAAGAACAGATTTTGCCAGTTGCTACGCCAGTTATAACGCCAACTCCAACGGCTATACCAGAACCAACAATAACACCATCTCCCACTCCTTCTGCTACTCCAGAGCCAACACCAAGTCCGACTCCAGAGCCTACACCAGAACCTTCTCAGCAAATAGAACAAAAAGACCCATATAACGAACAACTACAAAACAGAATAGAGCCTGCTAAAGCAAATAGCACAGAAGCTCCTCCAGAAGCATTTATTAGGGACTATGAACGCTTTAGTCGTCCACAGCCATAATTTGTTTTATTATAAGTTGACAAAATAAAACTATTCAATATATATGTGAATTGTAAAACAAAAAAATTCACATAGTATGAGTTATAAAATAGTCAAGGATAAAGATTTTCTACATAAGCCAACAACACCTGTATCTTCTATTGAAGAGGGTCAAGAAATAGCAAACAAGCTTATAGAAACTTTAGATAGTTTGCCTCACGGTGGAGTTGGACTATCTGCTAATCAAATAGGAATATCAAAAAGTGTTTCTGTTATTAGAGCCAGAAAAGATCAACCGCCAGTTGTGTTGATGAATCCTGTTATAACAGAAGTTAGTAACGAAAATATCATTTATCTTGAGGGTTGCCTAAGTTTGCCGGGCAAGAGTTGTAATACGATGCGTAAGTTGAAAGTAACCGTCAATACTCTCAACCACGCCAACCCCATCCCATTTGGTCCAGATACAAATCCGCCAACAGAAAAAAGCGTATATGATGATGTTGGTATATTAGAAACAATTTGCGTTCAACACGAAATCGACCATCTAAATGGCAGACTGATGATTGATCCTGGCGTCAAGTTCATCAAGCCGGTAGAAAAAAAGGTAAAACACGGCAGAAATGATAAGGTTGTTGTGGAAAAAAATGGTGAAACACAATATATAAAATACAAGAAGGCATTAGAACTCGTTGAACAAGGATGGAAGATACTATGAACATTGACCCAGACAACCTAGAAGAAGTAAAAGAACTATTAGAATACGCCCTAGAAAGCCGTAGTTGGCCTTCGGTCGAAGAAGCGTTGGGAATCATCAAAGAAGAACTTGGATACGATCCCGACGAAGACGAAGAAGAGGAAGACGAAAAATAATACTCTTTATGTGGTTACTAATAACTCTATTGGTTATATTTTTTCTAACGACTTGTGCGTTGGGATATGCGTGTTATAATCTACTCAAAAAGATGGAAGTATACGAAGAGTGGCTTACATATTTTAGGACGGAAATTGATAATGTATATCGGGGAATAAAGGCGGTGGATGACAGAAATTTATTTGAGAAAGACGATGATGTTGGTGCCACGTTTGAGAGTATTTTACAAATAATCAAAGAGTTTGACGAGAAGATAAAATAATATATGAAAAAAAAGAAACTGAAGAATGCTAGAAAAACAAAACTCGTCAAAAAAGTAAAACGAGTAGCGTCCAAAAATATAAAAAAGGTAAAAAAGGATAAGAAGCAGCCAAAGGTAAAAAAGCAGATTATTGTTCCGGTTGTAATAAATGATACGCCGATTGAACCAAAGAAGCGACCACGGGGCAGACCAAAAGGTGCCAGGAATAAGCAAAAAGACGGCACGCCAAAAGTATCAAATGTATATTTTACTCCAGAAACAGAAGCAGCAATCATAGCATATAATCAAGCAACAGATTCCAGAGAAAAAGATAGAATATACAACGACCATATCCAACAAGCGTTCTTTAAGATAGCAGAAAACGTTTATAACACATTCAAATTTAGTTATGCGGATGTCAGCCCTCTTGAAATACAAAAACAGGCTATATCGCATATGGTGGCTAATATAGACAAATATGAGCCAGGTAAGGGTAAGGCATTTAGTTACTTCAGCATTGTTGCCAAGAACTGGTTTATTTTAGATAATAATACAACATATAAGCGGTTCAAGAAGCACGTTGAAATATGTGAGCAAGCAGGCGATGCCGGTGAATTTGTAGTAGAACCAGAACACGAAAAGCAAGAAAGCGAAACACGCGAGTTTATAGCACTAATGGTAGATTACTGGGATAAGAACGTTCATAAGATGTTCAACAAGGAAAAAGACCTAAAGATTGCTCACGCTGTTATAGAAATATTCAGAAACGCTGACCGTATTGATGTATTTAACAAAAAGGCACTTTATTTATATATACGAGAAATCGCCGACTGCCAAACTCAAAAGATTACCAAAGTCATCAATAAAATGAAGGCTACCCAGCAAAACATCGCTGAAGAATATCTAAATCGTGGCACAATCAGCGGGGCAAAAATCTAAATATATATTATAAATACTATTTATAGTCATGGATAATGACATAGAGATTTTTAAGGGCAAAAACTTCTCCGACCTGTGTAAAGACATTGTCAAAAACAGCGAAGAAAAGAAGAATCAGATAGATATTCTGATTACTGATTTGCGTGAAATGATCAAAACCATCAACGATGCCACCATGATTGTGCCATTATTGAAAGAATATTTTGATGTTGGTGTAAGAAACGATGAACAACTTATCAAACTTGCTGCTATTATACAAAGACTAATGAGTGGCAAGGGTGGAGCAGAAGGTGAAGGTGGTGCTATGTTGTTGACTGAAGAAGAACGCAAACAGTTGATGGCTACCGTAGAAGAAACCGCCAAACAGTTACAAAAACCGGAAGCAACCGAAAAAAAGGTTAAATAAAATTTATGGCCTATAACACCGTTGACAGACGTGCAGAACAAAATACCAAACAAGATGATATGCTTGCGTCAAAACGTTTTGTTATAGAAAGAAAACCAGATACAAATTTATTTTATGAGTTGGAAGAAGCCGTGGTTCTGGACGTTGTGTTGGATGAAACCCATCCAATATTTTCATCAGCCATATTATCGGTCGATACTTGGCCTCCGAATATAGACGGAAGTGAGCCAAATCCATCCGACAACGACTATTCTTGGATAGGAAGAGTAAGATTTAGATTTTTAAACAGCCAAGTTAATGAAGAAAAAGAAACGCTTAACTGGGCATTTCCAGTGGAAAATACGGGTATTGTAGAATATCCCCTAATGAACGAAATAGTAATCGTTGGAAAATACAGAGATCAGTATTTTTATACCAGGAAACTTAATGTAAATTCCACGATAAATTCAAATGCAGATTTTTCTGCGGAAAGAACGTCAGGGCAAGTTGATAAAAATATAAACGAATATTCCGAAGATGGTGCATATACAGGCCCGCAATCAAAAATTAATTTTTCTGGAGGTGACGATTATACGGGAATATTGGGGAACTACTTTAAGTTTAACCCAAAAATACGTGGATTGAAATTGTATGAGGGAGATACCATATTACAATCAAGATTTGGATCGTCTATAAGATTTGGAGCATACGACAACAATCGTGGAAATGATAATGGACTTGGAGAATATTCGGATAATGGTGGCAATCCGATGATACTTATACGAAATAGACAAGCGCCGATAAAACTTCCACAAGGATATACAGGAAAAGGGTATACGGTGGAAGATATAAATAAAGATGGTTCTTCCATACATCTTACTTCGGGAAAAACTATATCCAGATTTTCTCCGGTAACAACGACCGGCATGATAAATGTCACAAAGGGCATTCCTTTTCCAAAATTAGATGGAGATCAAATAGTGATAAACAGTGACAGATTAGTATTTTCTTCCAAGGCAAACGAAATGCTATTCTTTTCCAAGAAAATGATAGGAATCTCTACAGATCAAGTACTTTCTTTAAATTCTTATGGAAATACGACAATAACGTCTAACAAGGGAATAATGACACTAAATGCACCGAAGATATATTTAAATTTTAATACCGAAGGACCAAATGATCAACCGGCATTATTGGGAAGAACTACCGTGTTATGGATGTATTCGTTGTGCGACTGGATGTTATTGAACGTTAATACTCAAATACAGATGTTGACTGCGTTAATATCGCATTTTCATATGACCAAAGTTGGACCAACGACCCCATCTCTTCCACCAGCTATGGCAATGTGGGCGGAACAAATGCAATCGCTGTATGCATCTCAAATAAGCTTAACTGCACTAAGATCGCAGTTAAGTTCACTGTTAAGTAGTAGAGTATTCTTGGGAGGATAATATGAATGCACTATCTGTAGTCAGGGCTCCGTCAGTGTCTTTATCATCTACCACTTTTTCTTCGCCTTCAATAAGTGTAAGTACCCCGTCGGTAAGTGTGGGAACAAGTGCCCCTAAATTTTTAACAGGAACAGCACCCGATTTATCTTTAAGATCCATTAGTGCTCCGAGTTTAAGTATAACAAATCCAATATCTAGTCCAGCAAGCTTGAATTTGAGTGGAATTGGACAAACTATGGGAGTACCAACAAGTATAGGAGGTGCAGCGTCCGGTTTGGGAGTACCCACGAGCATAGGAGGCGCGGCATCTTCACTGGGAATTCCAACATCTTTACCTCCCGTCGGAGACGCACTTAAAACACTTGGATTTAATGCCAGTATGCCAAAATTAGATTTAAGTTTGACTGGTCTAAATTTTCCCAAACTGCCAGAATTTCCAGGCATAGATTTAGCCGGTATAAATCTTGGTGCTGGTCCTAAGTTTATAGCCGAGCAGATAGCAAAATATAAAAGTATAGTTCCTCCGTTTGTGCCTGGATTAAAAATAAACATGGGAATGGCGCTGGCAGCAGTGTCCGTAATAAAAGCAGCAATGTCCGCAAATCCTTCCGAATTATTGAAACATTTGTTAAGTAGCGTTTTAGACGACATTAAAGGTCAAGCATTAGGTCAGTTGCAAACGGCGATTGATTCTACTGGAGTAAACAACATACAAGGCCAACTTAATAGCGTGGTAGGCGGAGCAAAAGATTCATTTTTAAGCAACTTTAATACTTTAAATCCGCCCCAAACTACAACAAATGAAGACGGTGAAACAATAGAAATACCGGCACCAAAACCAGATTTATCTGGATTCCCGGATGTTAGCAATATTGCACCAAAAGTCGGAGAAGGTATATTGGCGACTTCAAATATAAAAACAAGTCAATTTACATCTACGGCGGGATCTACACTTAAATCATTTACCTTTCCGCCAACTGGCTGATTATTAAAAATACTATATATTTATATAAAGCATCATATATATGAAAAAGAACGAACTAGTAGATATTATAAGAACTATCGTAAAAGAAGAAGTGCATAACGCCCTTCCACAACTATTGATGGAAGTGCTTGCAGAAAAAATGACAGAGAACTCGGCGGCAATACTTGAAACAAGAAAGCAGGCCGATCAAATTCCAACCAGAAAACCAAATTTCAACGTTGGATTAGAAGAACCTGTAAAAAAACAGGCCGTTCAAGCGCCTAAAATTTTTACAAAAAATCCATTATTGAACCAGGTATTAAATGAAACTGTTGGAGGTGTTCCTATAGAAGAACAAACTTCCACACCTTCTGCAATTGATGTAATAAAAACTTTACCAAAAGAAGCGTTGAACGAAAACAAAGAAGTCGCTGCGGTAGCAAATGCGTTGACCAGAGATTATTCGAAACTTCTAAAAGCAGTTGATGCTAAGGCGAAGGCCAAGCGTCCAATGTAAAAATAAATGGCAACAGCAATACAACCTTATGGCATAACTTTACCCATAACACATGGGCCACAAGGTTATTTTAACCAAAGTTACACCATAATAGACCAGGTAAAATCAAATTTAAACTTGTTATTGCGCACAAAAAAAGGAGAGCGAAGAATGAATCCAGATTTTGGCTCTGGATTGTGGAATGTATTGTTTGAAAATTATACCGACGATATTTCCGCGTTAATAGAAAATACGATTAGAAAAGATATCACGAGATGGATGTCTTATGTCAATGTAAGTGATGTTCAAGTAAGCACTAACGATTCTGAATTTAAAGATAAATACACTATTGGCGTCAAAGTGTTATTCACTGTTCCTAGTATTGGAGTAACACAGCAACAAACCTTGGAAGTTTCAATGAACACCAGCAACATATGATATTAGATACACCAAAATCATTCAAACCAGATAAGAAAGATATTAAGTATCTAAACAAAGACTTTTCTCAACTGAAGCAGTCGTTAATGGATTTTGCCAAGACATATTATCCTAATACATACAAAGACTTCAGTGAAGCGTCCACCGGAATGATGTTTATGGAAATGGCGGCGTATGTTGGCGACGTATTATCATATTACATCGATTATCAATTCAAGGAATCTATGTTGGTAAATTCCGAGGAAAGAAAAAATATTATTGATGCGGCAAAATCGGTAGGATACAAAGCAAAGGCAACAATACCTTCGGTTACAAGATTGGATGTATATCAATTGGTTCCTGCAAAGACGGATGATGCGGGAGAAATAGTCCCTGACCTAAATTATGCTCAAATCATAAAACCAGGAATGTCTACCACGAGCGATACTAACGTAACATTTTTGACTAATTCGCCCGTAGATTTTACAGTAGATACAAAAAACGATCCACTCGAAGTTTCTGTTTTTCAAAGAAACTCTGCGGGACAACCAGAATTTTTTGTGTTAAAAAAGAGTGTAGATGCATTTTCTGGTCAAATATTGACAAAAACTGTATCAGTTGTTGATCCTGTTCCATTTTTAAAGATATACTTGGATGATACTAATGTAATAGAAGTATTAGATGTGTATGATTCTGATGGAAATAGATGGTATGAGACAGATTATCTTGCCCAAGATCTACTACCAGTAGATTATGAAAATATCTATAAAAATGATGTTACTCTATCCGTGTACAGAGATACTACGCCATTTTTGTTGAGATATTTGCGTACATCAAAACGTTTTGTCACCGGCGTTGACGCAGATAACACAACGTTTTTGGAATTTGGGTCTGGTATTAGCATAAAAGACGACGAGTTGATTATACCAAACGCATTTACTGTAAATAAACCTACGACTTTTAGAGCAGAAAATATTGCATATGACCCATCAAATTTTCTATCGTCTAAAGCATTTGGACAGGCTCCTTCAAACACGACGTTGACGATAAGATATGTAGTTGGAGGTGGAGTAGAAAGTAACGTAAATGCAAACGCAATCAAAAATGTAAGTTCTGTTGAATTTTTTGGCGATTTGACGGAAATGGGGTTGTTGGAATTCAACTTAACTAATCTGGTACGTCGTTCCGTCCGAGTAAACAACCCAATACCAGCGACGGGAGGAAAAGCCGCAGAAACAAACGATGAAATTCGTAATAATGCACTGGCATACTTTGCTGCGCAAAATAGAGCGGTAACACAGGGAGATTATGAAGTAAGAACATACGCAATGCCATCAAAATATGGGTCTATTGCCAAAGTTTATGCAGTAACAGATACTCAGTTGGACATATCTAATATACAAGCACAACCATCCTCATTACAGTCTGGAAGTTTCGCACCGGGTACAGTAAACAAAGTTAATCCAGACAAAAACAACCCATTTGCTATCAATCTATACTTGTTGTGTTATGACAATAATCAACGATTGATTCCTACCAACGAAGCAGTACGCAATAATCTGAAAAACTACCTAAATCAGTATAGAATGCTTACAGATAGCGTGAATATGTTGGATGGATACGTCATCAATATTGGCGTCGATTTTAGCATTATTGTTTATAAAAACTATAATAAGCGCGAAGTTTTGGCTAATTGTCTAACACTGGTGCAGCAATATTTCGACATAAACAATACTAAGTTCTGTCAGCCAATCAATCTTAGCAGATTGGAACTGGAAATTGCCAAAGTAGATGGCGTTCAGTCCGTAACTCAGTTGCGTGTAAAAAATCTTACACTAAAAGATGGTGATTATTCTCAATACGAATATGACACTGAAAAGGCCACAGTAGATAATGTTATATATCCATCCATAGATCCGTCAGTGTTTGAAGTACGTTTTCCAACTAAAGATATAGTAGGCAGAGTAGCATAAATATATACAGAATATCTGTTGGGTGTTTATATTTATAAAGTAAAGAAATATATAAATGCACTACTTTTTATATCCAACAAAAGACACGTTTATAACCAACTATCCAACCTATATGTACAAAAATATGGGGTTGGACGAACTATTAGAAGTTGAAAAACGAGTTTCTGGCTATAGTTGTTCAAGCACAAGTACATTTCCTGTATTGTTTTCTTATACCAGTTCAAGTATAGAACTATTGAATGGACTAAAGTCGGCGTCTTTTGATTCTGGTTCTACGGATCCAAGAGTAGTATCAAGTTCATATAAAGATGTATCTGGACCAACTACTATGGGTGCTGTTTTATCGCGAGCACTTTTACATTTTGACTTATCCACAATATCGCAATCTATAGCGGCGGGAACAATTACCAGCCCCAAGTTTTTCTTGAACTTGAAGATTTGTGAGTCGCAAGAAGTACCAGTTCGTTATTCGCTTGCCGCATATCCTGTTTCACAATCTTGGGCAATGGGAACTGGATACAAGTATGATGGAGCATCAACGTCCGATGGAGCAAACTGGAAGTTTTATAGTGCCGACCAACTACAAAAATGGTGGAATACCGGGTCTCTCACCGACTGTAGTGGTGGTGGTGTATGGTGGTTGGATAGTGCCTCTATCGCATCTGGTTCTGGATATGCCGAGTATCCAAACATAAGCCAATACAACCCATTCCCAGATTGTCCTACAAGCAGTTATGTTCCGCCAGTTTCGTCCAGCATAATATCCACGGGTTCATATGCTTGCTATCAATACTTTGATTATCAAACATCCGACGTAAGAATGGATGTTACTCCAATAGTAAATGCTTGGCTTACTAGAGCAATACCAAACGAAGGTTTCATATTGATGCACGCAGACGAGTCAAGTTCTGTGGATTATGGCTCATTGAAGTTCTTTAGCAAAGAAACTAATACAATATATTCTCCATATCTTGATGTATGCTGGTATGATTCTACCATCAATACTGGTAGTGCGGATGCTATACAACTACGTGACGCTGTAGTAAATATGAAGAATATGGCAAGAGAATACAAGTTCGGTTCCATTGTTCGTATGGATGTCGCCGCAAGACAAAGATATCCAGTAAAAACATTTACTAACAGATTCTCCGATTATCTGTCTCCATACTATCTACCATCTTCGAGTTATTACCAAATCAAGGATGCAGAAAGCGAAGAAACAATACTTCCATATGATGATTTTACCCGCCTGAGTTGTGATCCAACAGGAAATTATTTTATGCTTGATACAAGCGGACTTGCGTCTGAACGATACTACACGGTTGAAATACGTTCAGAACAAAGTGGGTCTATATTGACCTATACTATTCCAACAACATTCAAGATTTCTAGATGAAAGCCAACCCAAATCTAATTGGATATAATCAGGCGGATGTAGAAAGCTTATTAAGCACGGGTTATATTGTACCAAACATAGATGAATACACAAACCTCACAATACAAAACACAACTTCCCAGTTGTATAGTTCTTCCATAAGCATAGAACTTAAAAATGTCGTATATGAGCCAGTAAAGGTTGAAACTAGAATTGACCCAACATTTACAGAGTTATGAATTTATCAGATGTAAAATATACCGTAACTTCTACCTCATCTTTGAGTTTTGGATCATTTTTAAGCAAAGAAGATTTAAGTTTTTACACGGATGGAAAAACTTTCAAAAATTTCCCATTTGGGCAGAAAGAGCAAGATTATATAAAATTTGGAGTATATAACTTAGACGATAGTTTGATTACGTCGTCCATGATATATTCCACCGGAGAATATTCATTTCATACGTCATCTTATTACGATGTATTCAACCAGTTTATAACATATTCATACAAAAAGTATAACACGGACTTTGTAATACTTGGTACAGAAACACAATCATTGTTTTTTGATGTAAGCAAGAATCTAAATAATCTTGGCGTACAAAATGGAAATTATAAACTTTATATAGAACTTGGTAGAAACATCATCGGCAATGAAAATGGGAGCGAAAATAAACTTATCATAAATGGTATTTCTACGAACAGAACAGAGATAGGAATAATACCCAAAACTATAAAGGGTACTAAATCCACTATCAACACTGAATATGATATATTTTCCAACGCACAAATACAGGTAAATGAAATTGCGGACGATTTAATATTTGGATTATCCAAACCGGAAATATACCAGATTTATAATGCTGCCGCCGCCCAGAACCCAAGCGGGTCGAATGAATTAAAATTAAACTACAGTTTTAAAAAAGACGTTGATGTTATTTCTTTCCTGAATGACATATATTACGGAGTAAAGAAAGGAAACTTAAGAAGTAATGGACAATACGCAAACAACGACGTACTTGGAATTTATGACCAGTTTAAAAACTGGCTATATCAAAACTATGAAACTGGTTACACTTTTGGTGCTATTCGCGATTACTATTATAGCTTGTTCTTGTATATTGTGGACCAGGAATTAAATCGGATAACAAACAAAAAACCGGACACATATCCACAGATTGTAGAATTTTTACAAACTATATTTTACAACAATATATTTTATCCAATAATATTTGGGCTGGAGCAAAAGTATAACGTAAACTTGTCTGGATATTTTAAATATTATTTAAATATACCGGGTAAAAAGCCTATATCAATAATCAACAGAAAATCCATCGCATCTACCGATTCAAGGTTTTATGATGTATTGGCATTGAAATTACTCGAACCGTTGCCATACGATGTAGAACTAAATACAGATATGTGGATTACTTGTGATTTTGCATTTTTACCAATCGTCCAAAATGTTTATTACTATTCAAGGCAGATAATAAATACCACACCTTTGCGCGGTCCAAATTTTCTAATCAAAATAGAGAATGAAGGAAACTCTACTGAAGCGTTGTCCATGGAACAACTCATCGGAGAAACTGGAAGTTTGTACAATGAACTGAATAGCAAGCTGGAAGGAAAGGCACAGCGGTTCATCGATACAACAGATTATAGAAACTTTACAAACTTCATCAACTTTTCTTCTGCTGATTTACGACTACAAGCGTTCGAAAGTAAAAGAAACAGAATAGAAGAACTTACTGAAGAACTAAGAGAGTTAGACGAAAAACTTACAATAAACCCAGATGATACGTTTTATCTAAAACAAAAAATCGATGCAAGTAATGAAATAGATGAAATAGAAGCGGGGATGGATGGTTATGAAAAATTCTTGTATGATAATCCAATGTGGTATGATGAACATACCAGAGAAATGGATGGATATACTTCTGCGTCTTTATATGACAAAGAAAATGGTGGAGCATTAATTAACAACCTTCCTCAATTCTTGGTAGAAGATTCCGACAACAACGCAGACTATATCAAATTTGTTGGAATGGTCGGACATTTCTTTGATAATATTTCGTTGGCAGCAAAACAATATACGGAAAAAAATAATATATCAAGCTCGCCAAATGTCGGAATATCGACCGACATTGTGGGAGATATGCTGGAGTCGTTGGGGTGGAACGTAGAGATATCAAAAGACAATCTTCCGCTGATATTGTCTGCATTTTCTAGATCGGATTTTGATCCAGAATCTCCGCTATACTCAAAAGCACGAGAGTTTTCGGAAGAGCAAAGAAATCAGATAATATGGAAACGTATACTCAATACATTGCCATATATCTACAAGACAAAAGGAACTGAAGCGTCTCTGAATGCGTTAATTTCGTGCTTTGGAGTACCAAAAAATATAATCAAGATAAAAGAATATGGTGGCATACAAAACGTCAGTGATTTAACCGACAAGTCGCTGTATATCGTGGAAGAAGTAAAGTACGAACCATATTTTAGTGGAAGCGGAGAATATTTTAAGTTGGACTGGACAGGAAGTGCACAGTCGATAGAGTTTAGTTTTAGGTTTGATACAAAGAAGACGCACGAAGATGGCAAAGTATTTAGATTATTAAATTGTTCCGATGTATGGGTTATGGGGGCAGTTCGTGAAAAAGGAAAAGATTGGGGAACGTTGTTCTTTAGTATTGATGACGGGGCAGGAGCAGTAAAGTCTATACTTACTTCCAGAGCACCAATATTTGATGGAAATTCATATAAAGCACTACTCAGAAGAAATGATATTGAATCTTTATTTGGTGCGACCGCTTCATTGAATGAATATCCAACCAGATACGACTTGCTACTTCAAAAATCCGAAGATGATCGTATAACATTTCACGTTTCTGCTAGTGCATTCTTTAGCGGAAGTTATAATGATTCATTCGAATCTGGATCTTATTTGTATATCGGAAACTATAACCAAAATACGGCATCTTTAAGTATCGACCCAGAGGCATTCTTCGGAAATATTGACGATATAAGAATATGGGAATCTCCGTTATCCACGGAAAGATTTACTGCGCATACTCTAAATATAAATGCGTATGATCTTGAAACTCCACAACAAATGGTTTCAGAAAATTTGTATAGAATATCATTTGAAAGACCGGTGGACTTATATGACCCAGTTCCATACGGAATAACACTGAACAATCTTTCATTTAGAAATGATTTTCCAACATTTACTGCCATAAATTTCCCACAGGTTTCTGGACCACTTGTGCAAAATACTTATTGCGATCCAGCAGAAGGTCCATTATTTCCATATCAATTTTCTCGCAAAGACGTAAGAATAACAATGAACTTGCCGGATTATGGGTCAAACAAGTTCAGAAGTAACAAAATCAATTATATAGAGCAAGAACTTGCCACGAATTTGTCTCCAGAAACTAGAGCATCGTACAAAGCAAGCGAATTGTCTAACGTCGATTCCAACAAACTTGGAATTTTCTTCTCTCTATCCGAAACACAAAATACTGAAATCATAAAATTCTTCGGGGAATTTCCTCTAGGAGATTTGATTGGAGATCCAGCCGATGTATATAAACGCTCGTATGACAAATTTGAAAAGTTCAAGCAGATATATTACGATCAGGGATTTGGAAACATAGATTTTAGTTTCTTTATGAACATCGTTCGCTTTTACTTTGATAAGGCGATGTTCAAGTACATACGCGGACTTATTCCCGCGAGAGCCAAACTTGTAGATGGTATACTGATTGAGCCCACGATATTAGAAAGACCAAAACTTGAGCAAAAACCTTTGGTAAAACAAGATGTTGGTCAAAAAACTGGCGTCGCTGATGGAGTAAATAGAATCACAGCAATAAAAGATGCCAACAAGAGCGCAAGTTTGGATGTAAAATATAGAGGGTCTTCTATATATTCCGACGTAAATCAGGTATTTTTCCCAATTGTAGATGATGTTTATGGTTTTAGATTATTCGCGGAAGATGGTATAACATTTTTTGATAATGAATTCTATCGAGTAGATACAATAAAATATAGTAAGAAGTATCAAGTATATCAAAAATATGTAAAGCCATACGGCGAATTAACTGAATCTGAAATTTTGAATGACTTTGAAGGAAAAACGGAAACAATAGAAAAATATTACTATAAGGTAAATCTTGTTAAATTGCCAACGCTGGATAGATATCCAATGACCGCTTCATTTAATACCAGTCTTCCAAATCCAACGTATTTTAGTGGTAGTTTGTACTTTGATGCTGGATTGAGAGGTTGGCACGATTACACAACATTGAATCCACACGATATTTTTGGTATAATGTCCGGATCAGTGTCTGGGTTGGATACTTTACAGAATCCATCTTCTTCAATTTTTGTAAATGGTAATGTATTTAATCCAGGATTAATAATTTCTGGTAGTATGTTATATACCGGAAAAAATGTAATATACTCTGGGTTTTTTGATATTGATAACGGCGTCCAAACTTTTGAAGGTAATATATACGGAGAAAACACAGGAAATGATGTATCAGATAAAACAGTATACAATCTATATTTTGTAGCCGAGGCTCCCACCGCTTCTATTTTTACGCGATTCGTAGAAAATACATCAAAAGATCTATTTGGTCCGTTGGCACAAGGGTTGTCCTATAGAAAGATATATTCCATGCAGTATTATCCATCAAATGCCACATTACTATCCGGCTATAGAGATAATCACTACAAATACACCAAGCAGCAGTTTTCAAACATGGAAATAAATAGTTATCAAACTAATCCTATAACTAAAGTTCAAACCAGCTTCAAGTGGAAAAAGCATAGCCAAAATAAAAAAACTACCGTAGATCCTAAAACTGGTCTATTAGACAATAGCGAACCGGTAATATCAAAAACAGTATAAAATAAGTAAAAAAAGGATTTAACATATATATTTATTTAGAAAGAAACCTATATGGCGTACATCAATAACGAAACTATCACTGTAGATGCAGTTCTTACTAAAAAGGGTAGAGAACTACTTGCGGCTCAAGGTGGCCTGAATATTAACTCTTATGCTCTGGCGGACGATGAAATTGATTATAGCCTGTATCAACCCAATCATCCACAAGGTTCCGCATACTATGACTTGGCTATACGAAATACCCCAGTGTTTGAAGCGTTTACCGATGAAACGCAAGTATTGAAATATAAACTCGTCACATTACCTTCTGGACAAACATCTATACCAGTCATTAGTCTTGGACAGAGTGCAATATATGTAGATAAAGACTATAAGGGAGAAATTGTTATCGTTCCAAGCACTAACCCAGTTTATAATACTACTCTTGGATACACGGCAATTTTATCTAATAAAGATGTTGGTACAATAATTGGCGAGCAATTGCAAATAGCTACAACCGCAACCATTCCAACATTCATAGGAGACGTTTCTTCAACAACCGCGCAGGTCGCACTCGGTATTAGATTCAGGTTCGTTCCAAACTCTTCGCTGACCACAACTACCAACACAACATTAACCGTAATTGGAAATGAAAGTGGAGGATCTATATCCATACCGGTGACGGTGAATGTTAGAGATTAATAATTTACGCATATGATTTTTAAGCAATTTGACGCAACCGATATAGTAGCAGGAAGATCCCAGCCAGTATCAACTGGAGTATGGAGTGATGGAGAAACTGCATGGTCTCAATTTTATACAAGCAGTGCACAGACCGTCGCGTCATCATCGGCGTTTGAGCCATTGAACGGGCTATACTATACCAACGTTTATGATTATCCTATAACCTCAGCCAGTGCAGATATCTATTTTTCTTTGACATACGGACACTACGCCGGATCTGGTTCTTCAACGTTTGATACCAATACGTCGCAGGGGAGTCTGATTTATCCAACGAAGGCAATATACAATCAATATAGAAATTTACTATTGGCACCTGGTGATACTAAATTCTCATTTATTCAGTCTGACGCACTCGGTAACCAAACGTCGGTTGATTCCGATGCAATTTATGCTATCGCATTTAGAAGTACAAAATACAAAGATAGATTAGATCCGGGCCAATTTGAAATTACACTAAGTGGATCTCTTGGAACAGTTACGATCATTGACGACTCCAAGGACAACCCTTCGACTACTACACAAACTGGAGGGAAGCGTTACAATTTAATACAGGGTACGATTGCCAATGGTGCAGCACAAACGAGAAATTATGAAGCAATCGGATCTATGTACCCGGATCTTGGAATGGTAATACTAAATCCAACCGTGTTAAGAGATTTGATAGGCGATGTAGACGGCTATTCCTTATATGATCCAGTAAATGGATGGAGCGGCGGATTTGCACGAATGCAAAATGTACTTTTTGCTTCTATCAAAAATGGCGCGACTATTTCGTCAATGAAAGCGAGAGTAACAGAGTATGTGCCTGCCCGCCATTACTTTGTTCGCGTAAAGAATCAGGAATATAACTACAGCAATAATCCTACATTTATTATATCTGATTCTACTAGCGCAGATTATGGCAAACTAAGATTCAGCGATTTCTACACAGATCCAAAAGTGTATATTACCACTGTAGGACTGTATAACGAAACAAATGATCTTGTTGCCGTAGCTAAGTTGAGTCAGCCGTTGCTAAAAGACTTTACCAACGAAGCGTTGATAAAAATTAAAATCGACATTTGATATAGAAAGTACCACATGAATGTGGTCAAATACTGCGGGTTATAAATATTTATCTATATATGATAAAACAGTTCTCCGCAGGGGATATCACAATAAGGCCATTCAATACGTTCAAGAACTGGACAGTTCAAAGTGTTGATTCGTCTTCTGTTGATGCATATGGATATAGCACATATTACAATCAGTTTTGTGAGATAAACGAAGGTAAGAAAATATCATCTATTTTTTATCCATCCGGTAGTCCATATTATTCTGCCTCGTTAGAGCCAATCAATCCTTCTGGGAAATACGCAAGAAACATATATAGTCTCACTGACGCTATGTTTTATAGAAACAAGAACAACTTCACTGAGTTGTTTGGCGTAGAAAGTTATACAACCGATAAAGTAACTGGAAAAAGAGAAGTTAGAAGCATAAATGATAGAGTTGTTTCGTTGGCACTAAATCATAACGCATTTGGTGACAAAGTAAGACCAAGCTCCGTGGTAATTACCGACAACTCAAATCCACATGAAGAATATAGAATATTAGATGACGGGTACACTAATTTGTATGTCAGCGGTTCTCACTTTTCTACATATACAACTTTGGGTGGGGTAAAAAACATATATCCAAGACCATATTGGGATACTTCAAGTGGAGAATTTTATTTGAACCTGGGCAATGGCATAGTCCATAAAATAGATGTAGTCTCCGCAAAAGAGTATGCCAGTATAGGAATGAATGTTTCTTATGTTGGAACATCTTCCATTTTATTTGATAGCAGTTCTGTTGTAGATAATTTTCAATCGGACAATGAGCACTTCGGTGAATCGGTCAGTTCGTGGTACAAGTATGTTGCTGTTGGGTCTTCAATAGACAAGTATAGCTTGTATAGACCTTCGTTGGGATATGCAGCGATATTTAAATACGACGACAATACCGGAGTTCACAGACTAGTTAAAAAATTTAATTGTCCATTTACGGATTCTGGATTTTTCACTGATTTTGACGTTGATGATACATTCCCATATTCAATACCAGAGTTTCAGGCAAGTTCTTCGTATTTCACAGACACGTTTGGTCAATCCGTCTCGGTGAGAGATAATTTTCTCGCGATTGGCTCATCTTCCGGATCTATATGTTTGTCTGGTTCATTTCCTGGCTATGTATTTGTATACAATAGAGACAAGGGCGGCATAGATAACTGGGGACTCGTCAATATATTACAGGGAGCAACGGACAATGATTATTTTGGACATTCTGTTGCGTTGGATGACGACACGTTGGCGGTCGGTGCACCAAATGTAAGTGGATCTGGTGCAGTTTATATTTTCAGAAGAAAGAGATATTTTAGTAATGGGTGTGACAACATACAAACCAGTTCATTCTGGCAAACTGTTGCCCCACAGGATGATTTTTGTGGAGAACTTATAACAGAATCTGGATCATATACGATATATAATGAAAGAACTATTGCTTCTGGCGCATTGTCTGGTAGTTATACTTGGGTATATGAAGCGGTCGTTACATCAAGCGTGCTTGCTTCCGGTGATAAATTCGGATGGTGTGTTTCTTTAGATTCTGGTAGTTTAGTTGTGGGAACATACAAGAGTGGAAATGGATATGCCGCAGTATTCACTTGCTCATACTATTCTGCTTCATACGGAGAATGTCCCACAGCGTCTTGGGGAGAATGTAAGATACTCAGAAGAGATAATACATACGGAGACTTGGATATGTCTCTTGCACTATACAATAACGATGTTACTTCTACAGAAATAACAACGGATGGATTTGGAACTTCGGTCTCTGTAAGTTATCCGACAATAGTTGTTGGATGCTTGAGCGATAAGGCATTTATTCCATATTCTTCATACTCTGGTGGAGCAACTGTTCTTGGGGCAGCTTATTTTTATAGATATATGCCGCAGTGCGGAACATCCAGTTATTGGAAATCTCTAAAAACATTTGGTGACAGGCAATATACAAAAAATAATAATTTTGGAAAATCTGTGTCTGTTGATGGAAATTTTGCTGCGGTAACATCTTGGTCCGACACAACCGGTACAAGCGTCGATTATGTTGATGGACAATATGTATTACAAAATTATTCATACGCTTCAACTTCGTCCGAAGATACGTCCGGAGTATTGGGTAGAGTAACTGTATATAATTATGACGATGCGTCGGATGCTTGGAAACTGACAGGCATGATAAAGCGAAACAAAGAAGCATACAAACCAAGTAATATTTATGGATATTCTGTCTGCGTTTGTTCTGACTTTTTGACGGTTGGTGCACCTGTTGTACACCTTGCCACAGCCTCGGCCACAGAGTCTATTTCTGACCCAAATAACTTACTGGGGTTTCCATCAAATTGTTCCGGTTCAGTTTATGTTTATAATCTTAGCAATTACCAGACCAGCCCATTAATCGGAAATGTATTTTATAAGAATGGATATTTTGTATTAACAAATACATCGTCCAATTATTACAATATATTCACTGGTACAGGTTCTCGTGGATTTGATTTAAATTATCAAGGTTCTCATGCAATATACGAGCACGAACATCTAATTTCTATTAGACCGGGAGAATTTAATTATAGTATTAATCCTACTGCACTTGTGCAAAGCTCATTGTTGTTTGACGTAAATCAAGATGGCGTTTTTGATTTTAATGACGTTGATTTGATAATGCGTTATTTGCAAAAGAGAAAATTCTTTGAAGAATTCGTGTTTGACGATAATGGAATTATTTTAGAACAAGATAGTCTTAAAGATTATAGTTGGTGGAATAATGACATACTACAACTTGAATCCGAGGATGTGTTGTTATTGGAAAGTGATGAGGCGGCATATTTAGCAAGCTCATCATTTAATGCATTCACCAAAACTGCGTTTGATTATATAGAAAATAATTTGGTAAACACGGGGTTACTTGATATTGATGGTGACGGAAAAATAAACTTAAATGATGGAAACATACTTTCATTGTATTATCTACAGCGTCTTACTCCAGACAGATTAAACTTGTTGATTAACGAAGACTCTACACGTAGATATGTAAAAGAAATCAAAGAATATCTGAACACATATTGTCGTAGCGATAATGCAAAAGTAAGTCCATATTTCTTAGAGTATCAATATAGTTCATCATACGACCCTACAGGTTCATATTTGGCTCCGTTTATAACAACTATTGGCTTGTATGACGGAAACGAACTTGTAGCTGTTGGTAAATTGGGAAGACCTGTAAAAAACTTAATTGATTGGCCGCTTAATATTGTTGTTCGTTTTGATACGTAACATTATATTTATAATAAATAATAGGAGAAAATACATATGTCAGCACTCGACCCAATCGCAAAACCATCTGGTCCTGAAAGATTAGAAACATTATATAGAACTATACATACCGATCCTCGTCTTGGAGCATCTGTGTATGGCAATATTCGGTCGCATTTGATTGCACCAAGAAACGGCATTGGGGACAGAGGATGGGGAGAAAGTTATAAGGCAGGCGGTCCAGTATATCAATCCACAAATAATTATATTGACAATCAATATACTCGTACATTTCAACCAAGCTCGTTCATACCGTTTATTACCAGAAATGGTGGATTCAGCAATTCTGCATTGAATTATGCCAGAAACACGCTGCGACACAGCAATTCTACATATCACGGTTGATTTATTATAAATGGTTATATGAAAGTGTTGGGTCTTGACTTATCCACAACAACTTGTGGATGGGCTATTACAGAAAATAAAGAAATACTATCTTGCGGCTATATTGATATATCAAACGCCGAGAAGTATAAAGATAAAGCAGACCTTATTATAAAAACTCTGGTTGGTCACAGTTTTGATAAAATAATGATTGAAGAAAGCTTGTTTGGGTTTGCTGGTGGGGGTACTTCACAGCAAGTCATTATTAAACTGGTCAAGAACAAGGCTGTAGTAGGTTATATACTTGAAAATCATTATGGTGTATGTGTAGATAGTATTCACGCACAAACTGCTCGTAAAAAAGCACTTGGTGCGGCGCGCGCTAAAGGCGTCAAGGCTAAAGATTTTGTAAAAGCCGAATTGGAGAAACAATACGATTTATCAAAATGGTCTGTTTTAAATAAAAAAGGAAATCCTGATAAAAGGATGGAAGATGTGCGAGACGCCATAGTATTAAGTTTGGCTGGTTGATTACCGTTTTAGCATTATATTTATTAAGATAACCTTTTAGAGATATATCATTATGAAAAGAAGCGAACTAAAACAATTGATTAGAGAAGTAATTGAAGAAGTTGGAGGAAGCAATGCTTCGACAATTTACAACCAATACTTGGATTCATTGTCAAAACTTGGCGAACAAGACAAATTTATGGACGAACTTGGTAGTAAAATTCTGAAAGAATTGAGAAAATCAAAAATATATAATATGCCGAATACTAGTTACAGCTTTTATCCAGTAACGGCGATAAGCGGACCAGCATTCGACGGGGGGTCAACTCAATTATTAACTTTTGAAAAATTAAAAAAAAGTGGAGTAGAACAATTATACAAAGTTACATTAACTTTGGATAGAGGCTCGCGGAAGGCTACTATCAGTGTTAGAATATGGGGAGAGCAGTTTAATGCTGTTAAAGAAGATGTCACAAAAGCTGAAAAAACAACAGACATCACGGATGCAATTATTCGGGGAATTGAGAAACTAGAAAGCGATTGAGGGGGACGAAAATTAGATAAATAATAAATTACAAAAACCCGCCAAATACGGCGGGTTTTTTATTAGTTGACTACTTTACCATTATCTGTATAGTGGTATGGTAAATGTCATCATTAAAAATAACAGAACTTACCAGTTTGCTGAACAGAGCATTCAAGGAAACTGGCAGGCTGCGTAAAGGCAACAATATAGTATATCATTGTCCTTTCTGCCACCATCATAAGACAAAGATGGAAGTGTGTCTGGATGATCCCCAAAAATGGAATTGCTGGGTATGTCACGCCAAGGGTCGTGGATTATATTGGCTGTTTAAGCGAATGAACGTAACGTCCGATATATTGGACAAAGTGCGGGATAATGACCGATATACCGGGCACAAATCAAATTTATCAGAGTTTGACAGCAAGATTTTATCACTCAAAGTTGGTGAAGTTGAAGTTGAAAAAACGGAATCACTTTCTCTTATGCCTGACTTCAAGAGTTTGGCAGAAAATGACGGCAGCAGAGAATATAAAGTCGCGTTCAACTATGCCAAGAAACGCAAACTATCGTTGTGTGATATTGTAAAATACAACATTGGATATTGCGCAAAGGGTCCATTTGCCAATCGTCTTGTATTTCCATCATACGACAAAGATAACAATCTGAACTTTTATAGTTGCCGCAGTTATTATGATGACGGCTACAAATATAAGAATAGTGAATTTAGCAAGAATATCATTGGGTTTGAGAATATGATAGACTTTGATTATCCAATATATCTGTGCGAAGGTGCACTCGATGCTATATCGCTCAAACGTAATGCCATACCGCTGTTTGGTAAAACAATGAGCAAAAAACTTCAGGCAGCAATAACTTCCAGCAAATGTCCTGAAGTCAATATTGTGTTGGACGATGATGCGTTGAATAGTGCCATCAAGATTGCGAAGTTTATACAATCTCTTGGAAAAACTGCCAAGCTTGTGCGTTTAGAAGGCAAAGATCCCAACGTGCTTGGATTTGAAAAAACTATAAACCAGATTAAACAAACGGATGTGCTTGACTTTGGGGCACTAACCTGTTTAAGATTAGGAAAATAATATTATGGTAGATACATTTGAAAAGTTGGATATAGGACTAAGTAAGATTGATTATGTTGTTCATATATCCGACATACATATTCGTCTTACAAAACGCCACGAAGAATATAGAGAAGCGTTTGAGAAGCTGTATGCTGAAATATCAAAGACGCCAGAAAACACGGTTATTATCAATACTGGCGACACACTTCATAGCAAAGTTGATTTGAGCCCAGAAGCAGTTCAGATTACAAGTGAGTTTTTTCATAAACTATCAGAACTTAGACCAACGATTATCATCGCAGGCAATCACGATTGTTTGCTTACTAATGCTACTCGTCTTGATAGTATTTCTCCTATCGTTGATAATCTAAAGCACAATAAACTTTTTTATCTAAAGAATACCGGCTTGTATGGTGCCGCAAATTTGCTCATCAATAATATGAGTGTATTTGACGACGTTACCAAATACATCAAGCTCAAGAATGTAACCAAAAAGATAAAGACCAGTTTTGATACAAAAATCGCTTTATATCACGGCGGAGTACTAAATGCTCGCACAGATATAGGATATGCGGTCTCGGATAAAACAATAACCAACGAACTATTTGATGGGCACGATATTGCCATGCTTGGTGATATTCATATGGCTCAAGATTTACAGCAATATGATGAAACTAATGAAAAACCTATTATACGTTATGCGGGGTCTCTTATCCAGCAGAACCACGGCGAAGCATTGCTTGGACACGGACTATCGCTATGGAACATCAAGCAAAGAACATATTCTCATGTTGAAATACCAAACGACTATGGGTATTTTACGATAGATGTTGATGACGGCAAACTGATTACTGACATAACCACAATGCCACGTAAGCCAAAACTACGTGTGCGTTGTAAGGAAAGTGTTGCGACAGAAGTAAAGAAGGTAATCAATGAACTACGCAAAACATATGAAATCACCGACTTGATATATGTAAGAGTAGATACAGATGGTGCCACCAAGGTTGCTCAAGCACAAAACATATCAAATCTAAATCAAATCGGCAATATTGATTATCAGAACAAAATCATCACGGATTATCTGCGAAAGAAGTTTGTGGATGTTATGGACGATGAAACTATTGACACCGTCTGTAAAATCAACAAGGAACTAAATACTGGACTAAGCAAGGATGATACATCCAGAAACATTCGCTGGAAGCCAGTCAAGTTTGAGTTCAGCAATATGTTTAGTTATGGCGAAAAGAACATTCTTGATTTTACAAAGCTTGAGGATGTATATGGACTATTTGCGGCAAATGCCAGCGGCAAAAGTTCATTGATGGATGCGTTGTGCTTTACGGTGTTTGACAAGAGTGCACGAGCATTCAAGGCCACGCACGTAATGAACTCGCAAAAGATGAGTTTTAGTGGCAAGTTCACATTTGAGATAAACAATGTTCATTACGTTATTGAACGTGAAGGCAAGCGAGACAAAAAGAACAATGTCAAAGTTGATGTAAACTTTTACAAGCTAAACGGCGATGAAAAAGTAAGCCTCAACAGCGAAGCTCGCCGCAGCACCAATGAAATCATACGTGATTATCTTGGCGACTATGATGATTTTGTATTGACTACACTTGCTCTACAAGGCAATCAAGGCTCGTTTATTGATATGGGACAAACAGAACGCAAAGAACTATTGTCTCAGTTTATTGGTCTAAACTTGTTTGATAAACTAGCTTCTCTTGCCGCAGACAAAACCAAGGAACTGTCTGGTGCGGTCAAGTTGTTCAACAAAGAAAATGGGCTGAAGAAAATAAGCCAAACCAGCAATGATATAGAACTGCTTGACTCTAAAATCAATGACTTGAACGCACAAAAAGAAACACAAGCGGCGTTCAAGAATGAAGTTGATGCCGAAATAGACGCTAAAAAAGCTACTATTGTAAAACTTGAAAATGTTCCTACAAACATAATGCCTATTGTTCGTGAGCGAGATAATCTTGTATCAAAAAACAAGCTGGCAAATGAAAATATTGAAAAGATTGATATTGAAGTATCAGCCAAAAAGCCAATATATGTTGACGCCGCCAACAAGCTAAAAGAGTTTCCAGACGATCTCAAAGAAAAGCATGACAAGTATCAGACACTAAGCAGAACCAAGCAGCGTATTGAAACCGAGATGGATAAACTCAAAACGATTGTGTCTGAAAAGCTGAAGAAGTTGGCTCATCTTGATAAACACGAATATGACCCCAACTGTAAATACTGCTGCGATAATATCTTTGTAAAAGATGCTATATCAACCAGAGAAAGCCTTGCTGCCGATAGAACAGAAGCCAAGGAACTATCCGACGCATTATCAAACATCAAAACAGAAATGGAAGCATATGCCGAGTATGTATCAAAGTATGAAGAAAGCGTGAAACTAAAAGAAATACTCAACACGCTTACTGCTTTTATTTCCAAGAAAGAACTTGAAAAAACAAATCTAAAGTCCGGTGTTGAAAGAAATGATGCTCGCATCAAAGAACTACAAGATCAAATTGAACTATATGAAAAGTCAAAAGAGATTGTAGAAAGCAACAAGGCGATAGAAGATATTGTCAATGAGCTAAAAATCAAAGCGTCAAACATATCATCTAAGCTCAAAAACATAGAAAAAGAGCATATGGATGCGTATAGCAAGAAAGTATCTGCGGTCGATCAACTCAAAGAATCAGAAAAACAACTATTGACAATACAACAATACGAAGATGATCTTTCCGCATATCAATATTATATTTCTGCCGTTGGCAAGGATGGCGTGCCATATCAAATAATATCCGACGCCATACCAAAGATTGAACAAGAAGTAAATAACATACTATCTCATATTGTCGAGTTTAGTGTAAGCATAGAAACAGACGGCAAGAATGTGAATGTATATATCAAGTATGAAGATAAAAAATGGCCGCTTGAACTATGTTCAGGTATGGAAAAGTTCATATCGGGATTGGCACTTAGAGTTGCTCTAATCAACGTGAGTAATCTACCAAGACCAAACTATCTTGTTGTAGATGAAGGTTTTTCAGCATTAGATGGTCATAATATACCTATGCTACACGCATTATTTGATTATCTAAAGCGAAACTTTGATTTTATCATTATAATAAGCCATCTTGACGCTATGCGAGACATGGTAGATAAGCAACTTGAGATAAAGAAGGAAAACGGGTTCAGTAAGATAGATAATACCGTCTGATATATATTTATAACCATAGGAACTATAAAAACCTATGGAACAACTATTTGACGTAGATTACAACTCTAATACCTACTTTTTTCTAACTAACTTTAGTGATGTACTAAAAGCGGGCAAGAATTCGTTTACGGTAAATACAACGCCGTATGTTATACCTAATACTCCTATTACGGTAAGAGTATATGACACCCAAGGCAATATTCTGCCTTCAGGAATAATTCAACCAACCAATTCTGCGTTTTCTGAACAAACGCTCACAGGTCAATTATACTATGTAAATGTTCCAGAAGAAACAATCAACGGCACAGGAAAAATAGAAATACGTGCTCTTGGGCTAAATTTAGAAGGATATACAGGTCTTGTTGCGTATTATAATAATGTTGGATACAAGATAAATAAAAACCAAAGATTGCCACTAACAAGTGCTCCATCCGAAGATAAGAAGCTAGAAACCGGTGAAGTTATATGGACCAGAAACTTATTGATAGACACTAGCAAAAAAACTGATTCTGAAGTAAGATTTTTTACGTCGCCATATATCAGAACAAAATCAGAAATATATTCACTGCCATTATATCCAACGAGTTCATATAGCTTATCTTCTGGCACATTTTCGTCAATTGCACTAAGTCCAAAAAACAATGCAAACGGAGATTATGATTATCAGTTTGAAGATGCATCATATCAACTATACTGGAAATCTGGAAACAAGTTTAGTGCCAGTATGGAAGGCGAAAATATACGCCTGAAAAATCCAACCGTAACAAAGTTTACATACACAAACTTTGGCGATAATAGAGTAGAGTATCAAGGCATATTGAATACAGATTTTATCGCAAAAATAAAACGAGTAGTAAATGAAACTTCATTGCTGCTTGATATACCATTTGCGACCGTATCTGAACTTATCAACTCAACAAACGAAGATTCACCATACGCCAAAAACAATCTTGTTCAGTTGAAGGGATATACAGTAATAGATGATGCCGCCAAGCAAACTGTATTTCATAAGAAAAATTTTTATGTATTAAGTTTGTCCGATGGTCAATATGAAATATTTCATAAACAAATACCTGTATATTTGCCAAGAGCAGACCCTTCAGGTTCTACATACTTTGTGTCCGCGTTAAATATTGAATGCAATAATGCAAGAACATTGTGCGGCGATTTGTCATACTACAAGATATATGGGAGAAGTTTAAACACGCCAATATCAAAAACATTGCTGGCCGAAGGTAAGATTGAAGCAGAGCACGTTATACGTTCAAAAAAGTTTGATAATGGATTGTATGATAATACATCATATTTTTATAATAACGCACATGTACAAAAGCATTGGTTTATAAAGGGCGGCTGTGTTTTTACTCAAAGTAACGAAGTGCTTATAAACGGTGCCAGAATAAGCCACGCGGATAATAGTTCATTGAGTGATTATGTAATATTCAAGGATAATACATTTTCAGGTTCAACTGACTTTACATATTATGGACCTAACTTACTGAATAACTCATATTGGTATGCGAATACAGATGCATTTATAAACTATGATATATATCCAACATCGTCGTACCTTGGTATAAATAACATTCCATATATATCAAACTACAGTGCTTCACAAGAGAACCTAATAAACGGTAGGGTTCATGACAGTAATCCTATCAGATTGCGTCAAAATACTTTATATAAGTTCAGTATGAAAGTAAAAGCGGGTGCTAACAACTCAAATGACGCTAAATTATATACTTATTATATAAGTGGAACAAATAAAAAAATGATTGGATATATAGACAGTTCATACAACTTTGGCGCTAATGAAGCATACGAAAAGACATTTTTCAATGAACAAGAGTCATTTGGCACTATACTTCTTGCACCAAGTCAGGGCGAATGGAACATATCCGATATTTCTATACAACCATATCAAAATATAGATTATTCTATTGATAGTTTTAGCGTAAAAATACCATTACCTGTAAAAGTGCCCAATGAACTATATGAAATAGAAATGGAACTATATGATGCTCAAAATAGGCTGGCATATGGCTCAAACTCATATACTTTTGCTTATAATAAAAGATTTATGCCATTAAAAACAAAAATATTCGTAGATCCGGTAGGTATAGTATCCAGCGACATTCCTTTTACCGTTGTAATAGGTGGGGGCGGTGGAGGTGGTGGAGGTGGAGGTGGCGGTGGGGGTGGCGGTGGAGGTGGTGGAGGAGGTAACGTGATAGATATTGTACTGGACGGTGGAGATGCTGGGTCTACGTAATATTTATAGAAAATGGCAACAATCAGAATTTCTAGAATTCAGCTAAAAAGAGATACTGCTTCAAATTGGGCGGCAGTAAATCCGACATTATATCCAGGCGAAGCCGGATTTGAGCTTGATACCGGAAAACTGAAAATAGGTAATGGTACAGGGTCTTGGAATAGTTTGCCATATTTATCCGGTGGAGGTGGAGGTGGTGGAACATCTGGCACCTCCGGAACTTCGGGTGGATCTGGTGCAGCAGGAACAAGCGGAACTTCGGGTGGATCTGGTGCAGCAGGAACAAGCGGAACTTCGGGTGGATCTGGTGCAGCAGGAACAAGCGGAACTTCGGGTGGATCTGGTGCAGCAGGAACAAGCGGAACAAGTGGAGCATCAATAAATCTAAATGCAGTTTCCGAAGACATTATACCATCGTCCGATAATACCTACAATCTTGGTAGCCCGTCAAACCGCTGGGCGGAGTTATATATTAATTCGGGAAGTATTTACATAGGAGATCTTAGATTAAGTGATAGAAAAGATGGAACTCTTACTATACAATATGGAGCAAATGTTCCAGTATCTTTACCAACCGAATCCATAGTATCTCTGAAAAATCAGTTGGCGTATATATCTGGAGGGTTTGATTCTCGCTTGCTTTTGACGACCCAGAGCCTAGAACAGACGAACCAGCTTCTGTCGCAAAGCTTGTACACCGTCAACAACTGGTCGTCTTCATTTGATAATAGATTACTCAACATAGACACAAGTTTATTAAATTTTACACAAAGCGTAAATGAACTATCTTCGTCAATATCCGGAAGAATAACAGATAGTGTACAGCAATTGTATAATTTGTCGTCTTCCATCAATTTGGAACTTTCACAGAGTTCGGCAAATATACAAAATACCGTAAACACTTTAGTTTCTGCATCGGTTGGTAACATTGTATCGCAAAGCATCAGTGAAGTATACGACCAATTATTGGCCGCAACTACTGCGTCGGTCAATGAAGCAATAACCCAAAGTCTGGCGCAAATAAATTCTACTATATCTTCTAATTCGGCCTCGGCTGCATTGATTTCGACGGAAATAAGAAATTCACTGTCTGTAATATCTTCGTCTATTGTATCTACGATATATTCAGTGTCTTCGTCATTAGCAAATTCAGTATCAGTCGCTGAATCAAATATTTCTAGTACAAATTCTGCATTAAATTCTGCATCATCGTCCTTGGCCGACAGAATTAATCAATTTTCGTCTTCATTCACATTGTCTGTTTCGGCAAGTTTGGCGGCGATTTCTGGAAGTATTTATATTGTAAATCAGAGTATAATAAATACTTCATCTTCTTTAGCTACAAGTTTATCGCAAAGTATATCCGATGTTTATTCTCAAATAGGAAGTATATCATCAAGTTCAATATCTGAAAGCTTGGGGCAAATATACAATACACTAAATGAAAATTCCGCATCTGCTGCTGCATCTGTTGTTTCGGTACAAAGCAACTTAAATTTAGCCACATCTTCGTTATATGCGGCCATATCTCAAGTTTCTTCGTCGTTTGAAAGTACGATTTCTGGAAGTATAAGTGCCGTATCTTCAAGTTTAAAATTAACAAATGATTCAATTGTAAGTACGTCGTCTTCGTTGGCCGCATCATTGCAATCGGTATCGTCATCACTATACGTTGTATCGCAGTCCATAAATCAAAATATATCTAGTGCATACGCAAATATAAATAATAATTCGGCCTCGGCAGCACAGGTGATGACATCTATAAATTCGTCTATTACAAGTGCATCATCTTCACTGTCGGCGGCTATAAATTTAAATTCTGCTTCATTTTCTTCCAGCTTGGGTAGTATCAGTACTACAATAACCGGCAATTCTTCATCGTTAGCCGCATCAATTCAAAGTGTATATGCAACAGTAACATCCGATTCTTCATCATTTGCTGCAAAAATAGATGGAGTAAACAGTAATATAATCACAAATAGCGCATCCTTGGCTAGCAGTATAAATTCAGTTTCCGCGACGCTATCTAATGCCAGCGAGTCGATTGCAATAAATATAAACAGCCTGACTTCCAGAGTTGACTCGAACAGTTCTTCTCTGGCCGCAAATATAACGAGTACACAAACTACCGTAGTAAATAATAGTGCATCTATTGCTGCCACGATTAATTCTATCCAAAGCTCTGTTTCAAATAATAGTTCTTCTCTTGCATCTAGTATAACGTCATTGCAGGGAACAGTTACTACAAATAGTTCATCTGCGGCTCAAAGGATAGATAGTTTGACTAGTACAGTAAACTCAAACAGTTCATCGTTGGCCGCATCTATAACTACGGTAAATACTACATTTACTACTACATCGTCTTCGTTGGCGGGAAGAATTGACACTATATCAGCAGCACAATCTTCGAGTATTGACAGTGCATCTTTAGCCGCATCAATAACGGAAGTTAGAACTGCGTTTACAACAGCAAGCTCTTCCATTGCTACGCAGTTAGTATCATTGAGTTCTTCGTATTATAGTGCATCATCTTCTTTAAATTCTTCGGTAACGAGTTTGAGTAATACTGTAACTACAAATAGTTCAAGCGCCGCACTTAGGATGGATGGGTTGCAAAGTTCTATAAATACTTCAAGCTCTTCTCTGGCCGCGTCAATATCGACGACCAATCTTACCTTAACGGATACAAGCTCGTCACTTGCCTCAAGAGTTGATACAATTTCATCAAGTGTAACCAACGCAAGTGCATCGCTGGCCGCTTCTATTACTTCCACAAATTCTACGGTTACTACAAACAGTAGTTCTGCGGCTACATCAATTTCAAATTTAACAAGTACAGTAAATTCAAATAGCTCTTCGTTGGCAGCATCTATATCTTCTGTAAGTTCTACGGTTACTACTAATAGTTCTTCCGTTGCAACGAGATTTGATAGTATATCGACGACGGTAAATTCAAATAGCTCTTCGTTAGCAAGCTCAATAACCTCGCTCCAAGGTACGGTTACTACTAATAGTTCCAGTGCGGCGCTGAAAATAGATGGATTACAGAGTAGTATAAATTCCAATAGTTCATCTCTGGCGGCGTCTATTACCACCACAAATAATACAGCAACCACAACAAGTTCTTCACTGGCATCCAGAATTGATTCTATAAATTCTAGTATAGTTACAAATAGCGCGTCCTTGGCATCCAGTATTACCACCACTCAGGGAACGGTAACAACCTTAAGCTCTTCTGTCGCATTTGATATAAGAAGTTTGAGTTCTTCGTATTATGAGGCATCTTCCTCATTAAAATCTGAAATAACTTCTCTCAATTCGACGGTTACTACCAATAGTTCTAGTACGGCAATTAGCATAAATAATTTAAACAGCACTTTCCAATCCAATAGTGCATCTTTGGCTGCATCAATAACTACGGTAAATACCACATTCACAAACGCAAGTTCGTCTTTTGCTGGAAGAATAGATACGATTGCTTCTACGGTAGCAGGCACGGGTTCTTTGGACAGTGCTTCTTTAGCTGCATCTATAACAGAGGTTAATGCAACGTTAACTACTACAAGTTCTTCGCTTGCATTAAGAATAACATCACTCAGTTCTTCGTTTGTAAGTACTTCGGCGTCATTGAACTCGTCTATTGGAACTATAAACAGTACAATAACTACCAACAGTTCTTCTGCCGCAACAAGAATGGACACTCTTCAAAGTTCCATAAATACAAATAGTTCTTCGTTTGCAGCAAGCATAACTGAAGTAAATAATACTTCGACTACGTTTTCTTCATCATTTGCAGGTAGAGTAACTTCCTTGGACAGTAGAGTGACTACGAATAGTTCTTCTCTGGCCGCATCTATAACTTCCGCACAAGGTACGATAACGACGCTAAGTTCTTCCGTTGCAACGGATGTTCGTACTTTAAGCTCTTCTTTTTATTCCGCATCTTCTTCGTTAAATTCGTCAATAACCAGTTTAAGTTCTACAATTTCTACAAATAGTTCATCGGCAGCAACAAGAATGGACGGTTTGGCAAGTAGTATAACGAGTAATAGTTCTTCTTTGGCCGCATCTATAACCAGCGTAAGTACAACCAATACAAACTTTTCATCATCTATAGCGGCAAGAGTAGATACTCTATCATCCACAGTAAATACGAATAGTTCGTCGCTGGCAGCAACTATTACATCCACAAATTCTACGATAGTGACTAATAGTGCATCGTTGGCTGTATCTGTAAATAATTTAACCAGTGCATTAAATTCCAGCGGGTCAACTCTTCAATCTAATATAACTTCACTAAGTAGTACAGTAACAACCAACAGTTCATCGGCGGCGATAAGTATTAACAATTTGACGAGTACCGTTAATACAAATAGTTCCTCGTTGGCATCCAGTATTACGTCAACAAATAGTACAATAACAAGTAATAGTGCCAGTGCAGCCATCAGCATAAACAATTTAACAAGTGCTCTTAATACCAGCGGATCAAGTTTACAATCAAACATTACATCTCTGAGTAATACCGTCACAACAAACAGTTCTAGTGCGGCAACTACCATAAATGACCTTACAAGCACGATAACTGCCAATAGCTCCTCTGCCGCAGCATCTATAAACTCAGTAAGCTCCACGGTTACAAATAATAGCGCTTCTATTGCAACTCGATTAGATAGTCTATCTTCGTCAATTACTACAAATAGTTCGTCTTTGGCCAGTTCAATTACTACATTACAAGGCACCGTTACTACAAATAGTTCAAGTGCTGCTCTGAGAATGGATACTATATCCAGTAATGTTACTTCGGCGAGTTCTTCTCTGGCAGCATCAATCACTGATACAAATAATACCTCGGCAACCACATCATCTTCGTTGGCCGGAAGAATTACTAGTTTAAATTCGACGGTAAATAATAACAGTTCTTCGTTGGCTGCATCAATAACTTCGGTACAAACCACGACAACAACGCTGAGTTCATCGGTAGCTTCTGATATAAGAACTTTAAGTTCTTCTTATTATGCGGCATCTTCATCTTTAAACTCTTCAGTAACATCCCTCAGTTCAACCGTCACTACAAATAGCTCCAGTGCCGCATTGAGAATTGATGGACTGGCTAGTAGTATAACAACAAACAGTTCTTCGCTGGCGGCAAGTATAACAACTACAAATAATACTGCCACAACGACATCTTCATCTCTAGCCGGAAGAATAACTACATTAAGTTCTAATATATCGGACTCCAGTTCTTCTCTCGCATCATCTATAACATCTACGCAAGGAACAATAACTACATTAAGTTCTTCCGTTGCACTGGATATTAGATCACTCAGTTCTTCATATTATTCTGCGTCATCATCGTTCAATTCGTCTATAACAAACATAAATAGTACGATAACGACCAACAGTTCATCGGCAGCAACAAGTATTAATAATTTGTCCAGTGCCGTAAATGCAAATAGTGCATCATTAGCAGCGTCAATAACCACGGTAAGTACTACATCAACTAACTTATCATCTTCGTTTGCGGGAAGAATAGATACTATTGCCGCCGCCGCTGCTGTGACAGGTTCTTTAGACAGTGCTTCTCTGGCAGCATCAATTACCGAAGTGCGCGGGGCACTTACTACGTTCAGTTCATCGGCAGCGACTCAATTGGTAACATTAAGTTCTTCTTTTTATACTACATCGGCTTCACTAAATTCTTCGGTAACAAACATAAATAGTACGATAACGACCAACAGTTCATCGGCAGCAACATCTATAAATAACCTAACCAGTGCAGTAAATACAAATAGTTCGTCGCTGGCGGCTTCTATAACAACTGTAGGTAATACCTCAACTACTTTTTCGTCCTCATTTGCGGGAAGAATAGATACATTAACTTCGACCGTAAATACAAATAGTTCGTCGTTGGCTTCTACAATAACCACGGTTCAGGATACAATAACGACAAATAGTTCGTCGGCAGCAACCAGAATGGATAGTTTGGCGAGTAGTATAAGTACAAATAGCGCCTCTATTTCCGCAAGAGTAACTACAGTAGACAATACTCTTACAACCGCCTCATCTTCACTAGCTGCCAGAATTACTAGTATTGATTCTTCATTTACCACAACATCTTCGTCGCTTTCGTCCAGAATTACAACCACGGATTCGACTATCACTACCACTTCTTCTTCTCTTGCACTGAGAATAACAAATTTGGATAGCCAAGTTACTACAAATAGTTCATCCGCAGCAAGTTCAATTAGTACACTTTCCGGTACAATAACCACAAATAGTTCATCTGCGGCTACATCTATAAGTAATTTGACAAGCACTGTAAATAATAACAGTTCTTCGCTTGCCTCAAGTATTACATCCGTAAGTAATACTGTGACTACGAATAGTTCTTCCGCCGCTACAAGAATGGACGGTTTGCAGAGTTCTATAAATACAAATAGTGCATCGTTGGCAGCAAGCATTTCTAGTGTATCTACGGTAAATACGACATTCTCTTCATCTATTGCCGCAAGAGTTGATACACTTTCTAGCACAATAACTAATAACAGTTCTTCTTTAGCAAGTTCTATAACAAATGTACAAGGAACTATTACAACTCTGAGTTCGTCGGTTGCAATAGATATCAGAACATTGAGTTCTTCTTATTACGCCGCATCGTCTTCTCTGAATTCATCTATTACTTCATTAAACACTACTGTTACAACAAATAGTAGTTCTGCTGCGACTTCTATAAATAATCTTACCAGTGCGGTAAACTCAAATAGTGCTTCATTGGCCGCGAGCATTACAACCACAAGTAATACTCTAACAAACACATCTTCCTCCATAGCAAGCACAATTACGTCTCTTACCAGTACGGTAAACACAAATAGTTCATCTCTTGCATCAACAATAACAGATGTAAGAGGCACAGTCACAACAAATAGTTCTAGTGCAGCAGTATCTATAAGCAACCTTAGTAGTACGGTAAATACAAATAGTTCTTCCTTGGCAGCATCAATTACTTCTGCCAATACGACGAGTGCAAATACTTCATCTTCTTTGGCGGGAAGATTGACGAGTTTGGATACGTCTTTTACTACAACAAGTTCATCGTTGGCATCCAGAATTACTACGGTTGATACATCCCTTACTACAACGAGTTCATCGTTGGCAAGTAGAGTAACAAACATAGATACTTCTTTCACAACTGCAAGCTCTTCGCTTGCATCTAGAATTACGACAGTAGACAGCACATTAACAACAGCATCATCTTCATTGGCCGGAAGAATAACCACTCTAAGT